ACGTATAGGTCGTCCTCGATTGCGAGGGCGGGTGTTTGGTCAGTGACGTACAGTTGCTTTCGGACGTACTTGAGTGGTGTACTTGCCAATTTTCTGCTCCCATTTTTTCTGATGTTGGTCGGTTGACCAAAGCACTTTCACCTTGAAATTGTTTGAGGTGGCTCTGTAGCCGCCACGCTTGCACTTGCGCGGGTAGTCTATGCCGTGCCTCAAGGCTTGGTCGTGTACGCATTGGGGGCTAACCCCCAATGCACGTGCTGTCTCTGCCTTTGTGTAGCCCTGATTAGCGTACCGTCGGTAGATGTCGGCGTCGTGGCCCTTGCGATGTCTCATAGGTCTTCGATCCGTAGGGCGTATACACGCTTGGATATACTGGCTGTTTCGGACTTGCGAAATTCAGCGGAAGCCAAAGCACCATGCTTATGTAGCTGTGCGCAGCGTACACCTACACGATCATACCCCGAACGTTGTACAAGAGACATCTCGCGGAGCTTCATCTTGGGGTATCCAGATATAATCCAAAACACTTCTGCGTACGTCAAACGTGGTAGCTCGTCGAAGGCTGTTAGGATTAGCTCGTCCAAATCACTTGAGGTCATATCGGTCAAGTTGAATGGAACGAGGTCTGTAGATGTATCCGTGGATGTGTCCTGTATCTCAATGGTTTTGACTGGAGACTTGTTCGTGATTTCCACGACGTTAGCCAAAGGTTTGGTGACTGGCACTTCTGGAGTTAGGTCAACGATGTCCATTTCGTTTAGCTCTATTCGACGCCAGTTGTGTTGGGGCTTGTCGTCGACTAGGGACTTCACCATGTTGGGACAGACGTTAATCATCTGCGGGTAGTTAGGCCCGACATTGCATTGAAGCGTGTCGTTGACCCGAAGATTTTCTTGGCGAACAACCCACTTAGGGATGTATGCTTTGAAGTTATGGTCTTCAGGGTCGTATCCGTACGCACCACCTTGGCGCGTAAGAAAGTTTACCGTTAGGGTTTTCTGAACAATACTATTTTGTAACATAGTCCTATCTGCTTGTCTGACATTTGAACTTGAAACGATCTGCCTCGCCTGTGAGGACGTCACGTCTGGGTTATGTTTTCAGACAACTAGGGGGTGTGTGTTACGCTTTACCCCACACTTAGGAGGGGGCTGCTCTATCCAGTTGAGCCACTGGGCCTCATGGAAGTCATTGCAATTACACAAAAACCTTCGTTGTCTGTTTCGGTGTACGCCCGACATGGTAGTCGGATGGCACCTTATAAAGCTGCAATAGCCTTGATGTGATCGTCAAGAGTTGTGTTCATGTAGCGCACAACCATCTTCAAATCTGTGTGTCCCAGAAGGTCGGCAACGACTTTGACTGGAACGTTCTTGCGACACAGGTTCGTAGCGAACGTGTGGCGTAATGCGTACATCCCAATGTCGTCTGAGATGCTCGTCTTTTCTCTGGCTTTTGACCAGTATTTTGACAGTTGGTTACTGTCAATTATTGGTCTGCCGTTGAGCGTGAACACTGCGGTCTGTTGCGGTGGCTCGCTCCAAGGTATCACCATCTTTGCGTTGGGGTGCAGAGGTATTGTGCGAGAGCGTGTGCCGCCGCCTCTGCCCTTCTTGCTGTGAAGGGTGACCAGATTACGGTGCCAATCAAGGTCCGTAAACTGAAGGTTGATAGCCTCGACTGGACGTGCGCCACTGTACCGTAGGAAGGTGCAGAAACGTCGTACGTCGGGGTGGAGTTCTTCGAATATTTCGTCGATCTCTTCATCCGTCATTGTGTCCGTACGGTGTGGATTGTCTGCGGGTTTGTCGAGCTTGATGTAGTCACAGTGTCCTAGCTTCGCACCAAAGTTGATGATGCTTTGTAAGGATGTGAGCGTACGCCGTACCGTACCGTTAGAATGTCCACGTGCTATGTGGTAGTCAGCGATGTAGTCTTCGATTGCCTCGACGGTTAGTGAGCGTATTGGCATGTCACCAAATTCGTCGATGAAACGTGAGACGTTTTGCTGTGTGGTTTTTCCTGATCCAGTTGACCGTGAGCGTAAGTACTTCTTTGCTACGGTGGAGAAGGTCGTTTGTGCTGCTGAACCCTTGAGTTTAGAAGCAAGACTTACTTCACCAGACAGAATGCCCATTTCGTATTCACTTAGTCTTTGCTTTGCTAGTGATCGGTCCTTGGTATGTAGGCTGTGACGAATACGCATTCCTTGGAAGGCACCTTCGGTACGGTACATGCCGTTAGACTTTTCCTTTACAAGTTTGAGGAAACCCAATTCTCTTTCCCCCTTTCTGTTTGTGCTGCGTACAAAGGTGCATATTGGTCTGGATCGCTAAAAGTAATTGACCAGTCTAAGGGTATACCACCGCTTAGTCTCTGGTATTCTTTAGGGTCAGCCCTGTTTAATATGTCACTGCCGTGCATCGCTGCTTGGCCTCGTGTTTTTACACCAATCTTTTTACAGACTGATCGGACATGAAGCTTTACCGTGTTCTCGCCAATGCCCATGATGGGGGCGATGTCTTGGTTCCGCAAACCTTGGATTAGAAGCTGCAAGACGACGTGTTGTTTCGTCGTCATGTTTCGCAGCAGAGATAGCTCGGCTGCGTTTAAATCGTCCGACTGGACAACCTTGCTCGCGGAACCATCACTCGTGCTTATGCAGTGTTGCAGTATTATATCTAGCTTGGCTTCAAGCCTCGCTAGATCAAACCGCAAACTTTCGTTTATATTAGGCATTTGAGTTTGATCCTTGATGTTAAAGTTGTTGCCCTCGTTGTTTTGGGGTGTCTTATATTTGCGCAGACGCAACCCATTTGTCAAGTTGGTTGTGTTAAAGTTGTTCAAATAATTGCCTCCCTTTGTGCTATCCTGTTGTTTTCGTCGCAAAAAAACAATATAGTTGCTCGGGCGCAAACATCAAGTTGAGACACTAGTTATGTCTTTTGAGTGGGTAGAGGTAAGCAAAGTACTCGGAGGGGAGACGCCTTTTCGATAGCACCGATGTTGAATTCAAGGGCTGCTTCGAGGCACCTGTCTTTATCTATTTCGACAGGTGCTTGTGCCATAGAGTAAACGTTGGGACCGTTTATTATAAAGAGAACCATAAGGACTTTCATGGGTCTATTCCACAGATGCGCTCGTAACTTTCATTGTGGATAAGGATGTCGGTAAGAAGGTGACGGTCTTCGTTTATGAGCATGTCGACGACAGCGTCGTCTTCAAAATACATGGGGCTTGTGATGTCGCAGTAACTATTCCCGCTTATCTTTGCGCACCCACTGAGAAGCCCTATCGACAAGATAAGGGTCATCAAGCTGGTTGATTTCATCTGTGATTTCCTTGTGTGTCTTCAGATTGTTGAGGCGGTCTTCGTCTAGCTTCCGCTTTACTTTGTCTTGACCGCGCATGATGCCTGCGGAGTAGATGCCGAGTAGTCCAAGTACAAAACCTGCTGCGATTAGTGCGTAGAGTTGTAGTCGTGCCATTTAACGCCACCCATTTGCCCATGCTTTTAATCTCTCCTTCATGATGTAGATTGCCAGTAGAACTGTTAACCCTGCGAACGCTAGTACGATGTATTGTGCCGTACTATCGAGGCGTGAAAGAGATGTGACCGTTGTGCCTGCGGACGCCGCAATCGTTGCGGCGGAAGCCTTGACGGTCTTGGATTGTGTTGGCTTAACCCGTTCGGGTTGCGTACGGTTGCGAGCGACCTCTTCACCAGCGAGCCACTTTTGTACGCGAAATCCTGGGCAGGCTTTGCTGGATACGCGATTGTGTCCGATGATCTTCTCGGTCTTGATGCCGTACTGCTCTTGGTATTCTTTGATGATCTCGTAAAGCTTTGAAAGCTGGGGGGCTGTGAAGTGGTCTGATGCGATGTCGTCAGCGTCAGAGCCGAAGCCGCCTACTAGGGCGATGCCTATATCTTGGTTGTGGCCTTTGGCGTGTGCGCCAGACGTACCCAAAGGACGACCTTTTGCGACCTCTCCGTTACGTCCGATGACTACATGGTAGCCGATGTCTCGCCAGTTTCTTGGGGGTGATGTGTGCCACTTGCGTATCTCGTCGACCTGCCGTTCTAGGCTGTCGTCTGCCATCCAGTCTGGCTGCGTGGCTGTGCAGTGGACTATGATGCCTTTGTGGTGAATGGTCATAAATTAAACTCTCGTTTGATGCTGTCACTCTCGCCTTCAGAAATGAAGCGAGCAGGTGTAATCTTAAATGTGGTGGGAGGTTTGTCGTCCCACGTACGCGCAATGCACTGCTGTATGTCGAGAGCCACGAAGATAAAGATACCTTCGTAGTGTTCTTTCCTGTCTATCTTGAAGTTGTATACGAGGGTTTGCTGCTTATGGTCTTTGCGAGCGTGCGGTTTCGATGCCGACTTAACTTGTACGCGCTTTATGGATTGGTCGGGGGCGCGTACCCAAAGATCATCAAAGGGAAGGTCTACGTGTGTGGTTCGCAGTCCCATTTTCTCTAGCGTGTATGCTGCGTAAAATTCAGCAGCACGTCCTGAATAGATGTTTTGTTGGCTAGGCAATCATCTACTGCGCAGAAGTGTCTCCAAATGTGTGATGGTGGCTTTTGCTGTTGAGAGGTCAGAGCGTAGTTCTGCGATCTCCTTTAGTAACTCTTCTATCTGGATGGTCTTGTCATCCAATTTGTCAGCCAACCTGTCTACTTGTGCTTTTAATGTCTGTTGATACTCGGCGTTTGCGTCGCGTCTTTGCTTCTCACGCATAGACATGAAAGACCAGAAGCCTGCGGAGCCGACCAGTGCTACCACTATAGTAATGATATGTTCGATCCCCACCACTTCACTTCCTTATGTTGGCTACGTTTAAGTTATATATGTGCGACAAGTTCGTCATCCCTAAAACCTAGTTCAGCGGCGCAGCCCAAGCGGAGCCGCCACCATTACCATTTGCCCAAGTATTTACCCAAGAAGTACACACCAGATACGCAGATAAGTGCAGCAAAAAGTATGCCGCCTGCTGTCTGCATTGCTTCTATCTTTTCCTGTCTTGCTTTCTCTGCCGCTTTCTTTGCAGCTTGCCTACGCTTGCGTGCTTCCATTTGAAAATTCTGCCAGCGTGACCAACTTCCTGGTGGCCCGTATAGTTTGCACCAGCTTTCCAATTCCTTGCGTTGCTCTTTGATTTTTTCGAGAGCTTGGAACTCTTCCCAGTCGCCTTCAGCACCTCCAGCTATGGCTGTTATTGGTGACGACTTCTTCTTGCGTACCGCTTCTTTTAACTCTTCTTCAGCCGTCAAGAACTTACCGACATGGCCTGCCATGTCAGCTACTTCTCGTCCGTTTTCGAGACACTTTCTTATTATACCGTAGGCTGCGTTGGCTGCGGCAATGGTTTCAAGAACAGCGATGGTACTACCCTCATATCTTTTGGTGACGTGAAGGTGATTTTGAGGGTAAGTTTTTTGTCTATTATAACGTACGCAACTATTCCGTGTCGTCCCGAAGATAGCCATTTGATCTTAGGTGGGAGATATAAAACTCCTTCCAGTCCTTCAATCGCATGACGACAAGGCTATCTTCCAAGCTCTCTCTATTTCTTCGGGTGATAACGGTTGCGTACTCTGGGCTTTTTGTCGCCTCAATATTTCTTTCAGCTTGTTGTACCGCCTCACGAAAGTTGAGCCTTTCGACCCGCTTTGCTTCGACGAATACGTCAGGCGTTCCGAGTATGTCGGCACCGCCAGCATGAAGCCCGACCCTGCCGCCACCACTAAGAGGTGCGCGTTGGCATTGTTCTTTCTTGAACACATGTTCATTGAGATACTTCGCTAGGTCTACTTCGTATTTGTCGCCTTTGGCTTTTTGGGGGTTACCCATAATGCTCTTCCCACATATAGTCAGAAGCCGCCTCACGTTCGTGACACGGCGTACATCTGTATTGATTGACAGGTCGTGACTTCTTGCAGCCACATATCATACAAGGTCGAGACCAGACCTTTGGCTTTGATCGGTAATGGTACTTAGCTCCTGGGAAGTATGCTAAGTCCATCTTCATCATGATACGTTTGAGAGTGTCTACGCAGCAACCTAGTTGGCGAGCTAAATGTGCGTTTGTGAATTTTGAATGATTGTCCTTCAACCAATGCTCTTGCTCTGTAGACAGCGCAAATTTCTTCGACATGCTGTCACCGTTGTACTGTTTTCTATACGCAACACATATCATGTAAACAACTTTTGTACAACTAAGGGTGTTGACTTTTCCGACAAAGGCGATAAAATCGCAAGCGACTTGCAAGCGAAGGTAAGCGAGATCGCCCCGAAGGGACTTCGGGTCGATTGAGCGAGACAAGCGGTTAAGCAAAGGCGGGCAGCGATTTTATCGAAATCGGTACGCAAAAAAGTACGCAAAAAAGTTTGTTCAATAAAGGGTAATAAGGTTGTGCATTAGTTGTCTATGCGCTACATTTAAATAGCAGACATATCCTCCCATTTGTTTCTGCAATCTCCCAATGGAAGCGTGTCCGCCTCACAGACAGGCTCCTTACACTAAGCCCCGCTAACGCGGGGCTTCTTTTTTAGGAATTAGTTTTTGCATTCGAGACTTGGCTCTCTATATGCTCGTGCCTCAAGTGCTTAGTCCAGTCAGCGACCACGCTTACAGGTTTGCCAACCTTATTAGATATTTCTTTGTCGGATAGAGGTGGCATAACAATACCCTCACTATTCGTCCAAGGTTGCGCAGCTTTAATGGCACGCTGCTTCGCTGTACTTTCAGAAACAACACGCACGTTCTCTGTGTTCTCGTCTTCAAGGAATGCGATGTACATGACTGGTTCGTGGGCGTCACTCCATTCACGAACCTTCCCGTAGCGAAGCTCCATGCAAACTTGAAGTCTCTCACTGGGCGTGCGTACTGGTGCGGTCCCCAACATTGTGTACGGAGTGCGCGGTATGTCTCCGTCGTATATGCCAGCTTTCACGTCCGCTGTTTCTTTGTCAGCGTATACTTGCGTAACCTTGATCTGGGTTTCGAGTACCGTCAACTGGTTCGAACTTCCCGCCTCACGACCAGACCTACCACCATCCGCGGGTTTGTTGGAATGGTGTACAAGTATGACGGTCATACCTGCGTTACGCAGTGTAAGGGCAAGCTTGTTTATGTTGCCCCACTCTTCTGCGCTGTTCTCTTGTAGGCCAGACCAAGCTGTACGGATGGTGTCGATTACAACTATCTCTGGCTTGTTGAAGTTGATCCAGCTTTGCAGGTTGTTGATGCCAGCGTCTTCTTTAAGGTTCATCATCTTGTCGTCGATGAACGGCGTCCATATCATAAAGCGTCCCTCTGCATCTCCGAAGGAATTACGAGACCTTGTAAGGAACTTGGATATGTTTTGCTTGCTGTTCTCGAAATCTAAATAGAGAACGCGTGGCTTCTCGTGTATGTCGAATGGCCCAAACGATGGCGCACCTGCCGCCGCTGCATATAGAAGGTGACGTATGAACATCGACTTCCCGTGTCCAGAGTATCCGTGAACCTGAATGATCGTACCAGTGTCAGGTATGATAGGGTCAACAAAGTACTTTATCTTGCTCGCTTCCTCGGCGAGACGGTCAGCATCAAATGTCGTGATCGGTTTAAAGTTGCTTGGCTCTGGCTTCGGTTCCTCGACCTTCGGTTTCTTCTCTTCTTTTGCGTACGCATGGTCGATTACACTTTGGAACTCTTTTACGTCAACCTTGTGAGGGTCGTAAAAGAACTCTGCAACGTACTCGATCATAGACGCTTCGCAGCTTTCACGCGTGTGGCCTTGCGCTGCCAACTCCCCAGCCAAGCTTACAAGCATTTGATGTCGGTTATCACCAACGCCAGCCATAAGCTTACGGCCCATCTTCTCAACACGCTCTCTCGTTGTTTCGACAACACCTCTCTTGATCTTTATGTGCGCTAAAGAAAGGTTGCCAAACTTGAAGTCGTCGAATGAAACTACGTTGCTCGGCTTTTCTGTGCCGTAGTTCTTCAGTGGATACACTGGCACGTCATCCCAATCATCGCCACTCAATCGCGTATAGTTTGGAGTAGGGGGTACGAGCGCGATGCCTTTGTGAGCCTTTCGGTCCAAGCCCTTAACTACATCTCTAGGCCACTCAACGCCGTCTGCGTTACTCCACGTCAGTGTCTTAATGTGACCCGCGCCTTCGGGCCACTTAAAGTAGAAGTGCTTGCCTCGCTTGGTTTGAACCACCCAAGGCGTTTGGGTAAGGCCGACTTCCCTAGCGTAAGCCTCGGCTTCCTCGTTGTCACAGTCAACAACAAGGACGCCACTAAGCTCGCCTGTTACAATCCCAACGTAGCTGTTTGGAAATGTTTCCCACCATTGTATTACTTGCTCTTCGGTAGGGAACTTCCCCTCGTCATAAAGTTCGCCCCACTTTACGACTGGCCTCTTTTCGTTTGGGTGGATTGGAACAACCCACCATCCTTCATCTAGCATCTCCAATGCTGTATTCAGATACTCGCTCACTGTTTTCTCCCATGAAATATTGATCGAAGCTAACCCAAGGGAATGCTTCTTTGATACGTGATAGGTAAGCAGAAGACACACTGCCACGCCTTGCCCAACCATATGGTACGGAACGTCCTGTATTTAGACGACGTGACACCTCCCTTGCGCCTCCCAAGTCGTTTATTAAACTTTCGATGTCAAAGGTCATGTGTTTTTCCTCTTGCAATGCTGTTGCTTATACGCTAAAGACAACTAATAGACAACCCTCAAACGTCAAGGATCAACTATCATGGAAGACATTATATTTGGCGACAGCTATATAAAACTCCCCCCAGAAGTTCGTTTAAAAGAGGACAGGTTGAAGGACTTAGGCTCGAAGTATGTCGAGGCAGAAGCTAAACTTCAACACCTCAAAGATACGCTTGCTTATCTAAAGGAGAGTATCTTGGCTGAACTTCCAGAGGAACCTGCCGAACACACACTTGCACTAGAAGACGGACGCACAATGGTGGTTCGCATTCCAGAGAAGTGGTCTTGGGATAAGAAGCGTCTCAAAGACATTTACGATAACGAATTAACACCAGACTGCGTAAACACAAGCTTCACAGTAGACCGTAAAAAGTTCGAGGCCGCACCAGAAGAAGTGCGCAACGTCTTAGCTGAAGCTTTGACCATCGAATGCGGAGCAGCAACAATCAAGGTATCATAATGAAAATACAACCGTTAAAAACAAACGACGTATCCGTGAAGGGTTCGTCAAAGGTTCTGGTGTACGCACACCATGGAGCAGGTAAGACAACACAAGCAGCCAACTACCATGATCGGTACGGAAAAGGGCTTGTGATTAGTGGTGAAAGTGGCCTGTCTTCTATCGCAGATAGAGAGATCGACTACCTACCATTCACAACTTTTGATCGCCCCGCAAAGAACGGCTACTCATTCAAAGACATTGTCGGGTACGTTAGTTCCGAAGACTTCAAGGCAGAAGGTTACAAGTGGATTTGCATAGACAGTGCAACAGAACTTTCACAGCGTTGCTTTGCTGACGTAGAAGCTGAACTGTCAGGTTCGAACAACGGCTTTGAGAAGTGGGGTCTTTACGAACGTAAGATCACAGCAGCATTGAAGTGGGTACGTGACCTACCGATGCACGTACTAATTACCGCGCTTGCAGCAGAGGAAAGTGACGACAATGGCGTCGTTAACTTCTGGCCCATGCTTGTACAAAAAAAGGTACAGAAACTTGTACCTGCTTTGTACGATCACGTGTTCTGCTTAGTACGCAAGACAACAGACAACAACGGCAAGATGGACGTACGCCGTTACATAATCACCGAGCAAGTTCATGGATGGCATGGCAAGTCTCGTGATCCCCACCGTCGTCTTTCAGCGATTGAGAATACAGACGACGTAACCCACCTCTTGGAGCGTATTTACATGACAGAACAAGAGTACAACGATTATTTATCGAAAGGACCAAAAGACGATGTTTAATGGTTTTGGAAACATTGACCTATCAACCCTCAAAGATGACCGCCAAACTATGTTAGATGTCGGCAAGCACGAGGTTGTTATTAAGGACGCAAAGGTTGAAGCTAATGCTGACAAAGGTACGCACCAGTTGGTTTTGAATTACGAAAACAGCGACGGTGCAATTCGCCAGTGGATTTATCTGAACCACCCGACGAGCGAGAAGGCTACCGAGATTGGCTTGCTACAAGTCAAGAAGTTGCTGCTTGCATTGGGTCATGATGGCGAAAGTACACCTGATGATGTCTCGTACTTACGTGGCAAAAAGGTGGGCATCAACATTATTAACGACGAGTACAATGGTAACGTGCGTAAGAAGGTCAACTATCACTTCAAGCTAGAAGTGAAGGATGAAGGCGCAAAAATCGACGACGAGATCCCATTCTAAAATGCACCCAGTTCATCCGAAGGTCGCCAATGTCCTTGAGGCAATAGACAAAGGCTACGCCAAAGCAGATCGGGGAGACGCAAGACAGTACATCGGTGCGAGCATGGCTGGCACCGATTGTATAGCGCAACTCGCATTATCTTTGCGTGGTTACCCAGACACGTCCGTTGACCCGCAGTTGCAGAGAATTTTCTTTGCTGGTCATAAGATAGAAGATTGGGTTGTCTACGATTTAAGGAAGCGAGCCGACCTTCGGGTGTGGGAAAAAGACGACATGACTGGACGCCAACACAGGCGTGAATGGTTGAACGGTCACGTCGTTTGCAACGCCGATGGTATCGTTGATTTCGAAGACGGTACTGGACAAGCAATTCTTGAGGTCAAGTCTATGAACGACAACAACTTCAAGAACTTCCAAAGGAATGGTGTTAAAAGTTCGCATCGCAAATATTATCGACAGATGACGATGATGATGGCGATGTTCGGTATCGAGCAAGCTTTTTTCATATCGTACAACAAAAATACAAGTGAATATCACGCTGAACTTGTTCCTTTTGACCAAGAGGAATGGGACCAAATGTACGTTAAGATACAAGCGGCACTCGATGGACAGGCGGGGCGCGTAGCTTCTGAACCTAATGATTGGCGATGCAAGTCGTGTTTCAAAAGGGAAAGCTGTTGGAGCCAAGAGGCAAACGTTAGCCCTGCCTGTCACTTCTGCAAACACTCTTTCGCAAACAAGAACGGTGGTTGGACGTGCAAGCTAACCAACAAAGAGGTCAGCATTGCTTGTGATAAATACGAACAATTCCGACCAGAGCCAAAGGTTTAGAGATGACAGTTTCTAAAGACACGCTGGCAGCATTGAAAGAAGTGCGTACCAGTATAATAAAAAAAGAAGCAGAGATCGAAAGTGTTGCTGAAAGACTTGAAGCGTTGGACGACAAGTCTGGAGATGATGCGCACAGAGCGCGTACAAAATTACGCCACGAGCGTGAGCGTCTTGTAGACATGAAGTGCCGTGCTGCCGAACTAGAAGTTGACGCTATCGAAATGGGGTACGCGAGGTTTACCGTAAATGGGTAAGATACGAGACGTACCTCTGGAAGAGGCCATGCGCCTTATAAATGCGGATCGTAACCAAGATTACGGAGAGCCTTACGAGAACTTTCGTGACATAGCAGAGATGCTAACTGTGATGTTGCGACCCATTCTAAAGGATGGGACGAAAATACAGTGCCACCACGTTAGTATGGTGATGATAGCTGTAAAGTTATCGCGCATGACAACAAGCCCATTAAAGTTCGATAGCTGGGTAGACATAGCTGGTTATATCGGTGCGGGGTGGGAAGCTACAGAAATGGAGCAAGAACATGACGCCAGAGAGAAACGAAGTTGACGTAAGTATCGACCTTTTATTCAAGGCGATGAAGCAGTCGAAGACCGCAGAGACAAGAGCGATCTTATCTCGCGCGGTTTTTTATTTGAAGCAGAAGCAAGCAAAGATGACCGAGGTGCCGATTGAAGAAATCGACCCTCGACCTTTTGACTAGCGTTTAGCTTCCCCCGCGAGCGTATCAACAATCGTCTCGCGTACACCACTTGTCTGCCCGATAAGTGGTACACGGCTAACAATCTCGCGTACTGCTGCGCGTGGCTTGCCGTTTGACCCCTCACCCATGATGGCATTCTCACCTGCTTGTATGCCGCCAGCAAGAATTGTTTGTGCGTCATGAAGTACGCCAAGTGATGGGCCAAGAAGCATTTCGGTGATACGCTGCGCACCGTACGCACCATTATCTAGTTGTGATGCAGTGTCGTACATAAGCGATCCGATCAAGCCAAGACCACCCATTTGCATTAGACCGTCACGATACCAACCAAGTGCCAGTGCTACACCTTCGTCGTCGCTGATGCCGTAATCCTTCAAGAACTCAAGGCGTCTATCGCGTACTGCGAACTCTCTGTTCTCTTCACCACCACGACCCTGAACTACGTCCTTTGCCCCGACGACGCCAGCACCGACAACTGGTGCGCCAGCGAAGTACATTAGAGGCATGAAGTTCTTGTGGTCTTTTGCTTCTTTGTAAACGGTGTAACCCATACGCGTCATCATCAATGGGAAGGACTTCAACTGGAATATCATTTGCCCGATTGGTGATTGCGCCCACATTGGAATGTCTAGTGGGTTTGGCGTAAAGATTGTCTCGTTTGCAAACCTGTGCATTGCACCTGCAACTTGGTAGTACATCTGATCTACGTCAGCAGAAGAGCCGCTGCGCAAGATACGTTCGATGTTCATTCCTGGTTGATTGTACAAATCGCCTAGACCGTACTCGTCAAGAACACGACGGGCTTGGCGTCCAGCTTTTGTGTTTGGCTTGCGTACTGCAATCTCTTGCTGTGACTTGAACCACTCGTAAGATACCGCTGCCGATATATCACGCATTGTGTTTGTCCAGTCAGTCAGGCCGATTGCTGTAAAGAAGCCAGCAGAGAAGCGTGTTGTGTCCATTCCGAACGCACGAGACATACGCTCTTGTACGATGTTCTGTGTAGATGCGCCGACGTTGCGGATCATTTCGCGATATGCTGGACCTACATCTGGATCGACCATCCACTTGCGGTACGCCTCTGTAGATGAACGCAAGCTGCCACTTCTAATAAGCGGCAAGACAATATCGCCCAATGAAGACAGTGTCACGAATGGCAAAAGTGTCACACTGTTGAAAGAGCGCAACCATGAAGATGGCTTCTCAAGATGCTTCTCGAAGCTTGCATTATAGACAGGCTTACGAGCAACGGCTTTGAATAGGTTGTCCGCTTCCTCAACCATATGAGACTGAGGCATGTAGTCTTTGTCTAGGCCGTTAGTGTCAGTCAACGCTTCTGCAATCGCACGCGCGCGGAATGAGAAGTTCTTGCGCATCTGGTCAGCACCAGAACTCAAGCTATCTGGCTCCACCATGGACATGATGTCCTCGTAGATTTCATCTACTGATGCACCATCGTGCGCTTTTTGGGCAAGCTCTCTTGCTTTGTTCTCTGCAACCATCTGCCCCTCTGGTCCACCCTTTTGGATGGGAGCCATGAATACAGTTGATTGGAAGATCGCATGTGCGCCTTCGCCAGCGACTTCATCTTGTGTGTTGGATGGGTCGATGAATAGTTTGTAATCCTTGCGCAAAACCTTGTTCGAACGCAACAATCTTGCGATGGCGTCTGTGCCGCCGTTCATTACAGATAGATAGTCGAAGTAACCAAAACCACCTACGCCAAATCTATCAGCAATGTCGATACGTTGTTCTACACTGTCTGCGTACTTAGCACCAATAACCATAAGGTCGTTCTCTAGGAACTTAGTTAGGTCGTTTGATGGGTCACGCATGTTTGTGAACTGTGCAGCCCAGCTTTCATCAAGACGAATTAAACGCTGGTAGTCGACATGGTCAACACCACGCTCACCACTTCTGTTGAATGCGTGAGCATCTCCAACCCACACACCGTCTTCGTGAACAAGGCGGTCAGCCACACCTTCAGCTTTAAGGCGTGCTTGTTGTGGTTTTAGTACGGCACCTCGCTCTGCATGTTCTGCTGTGAAGTACTTGGACAAAATGTCCACAAAACCCTCACGGTCTGCTTCGATTAGGTCGCGACGCCAAACCTGTGGCACATAGTTTTTGCGTATATTACCTACGTCGTATCCAGCAGAAACCAATCTATCACGGGCCTCTTTGAAGTAGGTGCGCATGTACTCGTAAATCTCGCGCTCTTGAGATGTAAGTTCTGAAACACGGCCTTCGTTACGAAGCGCACCGAGAACTCTCAAGTGGCTACCGATAGGCATTTTGCGTGTGGGAGGCGGAATGCGTAGCATGGAGCCTACACTCTCTCCGATATTGTACGCGTACAACATTTCGCCAAGACCGTTTTGTAGCCAGCGTTTCATGCCGTTTCCGCTGTCAGGTAGATTTATAAGCATACGCTGTAGCGGGCCAAGGAACTGACCAGTACGCAAAGCGTAACGCTCGAAGTGGCCTGCGCCAGCGTCGCTTGGTTCGAAGAACTCTGCTATCGAGCGCATACCAGCGCGAGCCAAACGCTGCGCGTTGTTGCGTACAAGGCCGAACTTGGCTACTCGACGAAGCTCTCTACCCTCATTCGGCGTGATTTCTTTTTTACGCTTAACTTTTGCAAGTATGTCTGTTGTCTTCTTCGGCATACCTGCAATTTCAAGTGCAGAAAGTGCATCCTCGAATGCCTGATCTCCGTTGTCGTTTGCAATCTCCATTGCGTCAACAACGTGCGGAACTGTATCGCTAGGCATGTTTTCGTTAAATGCCATTTCTGGCTCGTCAAACAATGCTGCTCGCAAGTCACGCACATCGGTGTCATTGAGCATTGTTTTCTGCCCATTGATGTTGATGCTTGTGAAGCCAATGTCGCGCATTATCGAGGTAAGTTTTTGCTCACCACCTGCTGCATCTTGTAAAAGATTTAGCATTTCAGACGGCTTGTACGACCCACGCATACCGTCAAGGATCGCAGCAGATCGTGACATCCCTACAGTTATGTCGTCTGCTTCGCGTATGGCGCGAGATAAAACCTTAACAATGCCATCAGATGGGATCATATCACGCTTGAAGTTAGCAGGCTTTGTGTCTCGGATAAGAACAGGTGTGGACATGTATTTGTCAGGAACACCCATTTCAGCAAGCTCCAAACGAAGTGCTTCCTCTTCGTAGTATAATTGCTGAATGCTGTCGCGAGAGCCTTGTCTTGCGCGAAGTGTGTTGATGTTCGAACGAACAGTACGAAGTTCATCAAGCACGTCACGTACTTCATCGCTTACGTCGTTCATAGGCATTCTGGATATTTTGTTAAGAGGTGTAGCGTCCACTCTTATTCCAGAACGCAATGGACCTACACTGCTTACGTCAACGTAATACGGAACAATGTTGCCATCTTTTACAAAGTCTTGCATCGCGCGGATAGTATTAGGTGACGCTTGCTGTATGTAGTCAGCCGCAAAGTCCTCTGCGAACTCTGCTGGGACGTCGTCAATAAACTTGTTCTTTGGTGATGTTGGGTCGAAACTGGATGTCTCTGACATCATGTTTCCGTACGTCATCAAAGGCGCAAAGTTTCTACGAGCGTTTGGCTTTGCAATAAGACCATTGAGTACATATGCAACACCTTCACGCATAGACGTGCGTACGTCATTTAGAACGTCGAACATGTGTTCTTTTGCAAAGTCTTCATCCACTGTATCAAGAATGGCAGCAGTCTTTTTGGATGCTTTTACGCCTGCGTCTTCTGCCACCAAGCGGGCAAGAACTTCAGACGGGTCATAGCCTACGGCACCAGTAGCGCGACGAAGCGTCTCTTTTTGTGCTGCTGGTAGAATGTTCGAATTGTAAACATATCTACCGACAGTCTCCAGAGAGTTCATGATGTCGTCAGACTTTGTGACTTCTCCCGCAATTTTGCGTACGTCATTCCGTAGGTTTTTGAAACTTTCAGAAGTAACTTTGGGTGAAATCTCTGCACCAATGTACATAAGTCTTGATGCAATCTTACGTGCAGTTGACTGTAGTTCGCTGGTACGGTGTGTGATAGCACGCAGTGCGTTTCTGGCTGTGTATGGCAGAGATGAAGGAATGCTTGGGTCTTCCCCAATTTCTGCGTCCATCATCTTTTCTGTCTCGATTGCCTTAAAGACTAAGTTGTTGGTGACAACGTTCTTTTCACCACGACGCTGTAGCTCCCACTCGATTGCACGCGCAATGTCTGCTGCAAACTCGTACACAGGCGTTTCGTTGGAAAGCGTATCAGGCGCATTACGCGTCATTGTGATAGCCTTCGTATAATTCTGAATAAGCTCTGGCGTACGCATCGCCTTTACTTCGTTCGTAATGTTCTTGTCAGCAACAGGTGTTGCATTAGGCATGGAACGGATAAGGCTAATGATGTGGCTGCGAAGCTTCTTAGACTGCTTTGTTTCAGCACCATTGTTCAAGCTGCGCTCGTACGCCTCGATTGAAGCGTTAATATCAAGCTCGTTTATGCGTACCTTTGGTGCGTCTTTGATGTCTGGTGCGGCTGTTGCGTCTTTTACTTTCTGGTTGTTCTTAATGTTACGACCTGTAGCAGCCCGCTTACGCTTTGCTGCGTTTGCTCTACCTTTGACGCGCTTGAAACGTTGTGCGCGTTTGATAGTTTCGACGCCGTTAGGAAGTGCTTCGCGACGCGCAATCTCTGTAGATGTAGCCTTGAACTCTGGGATGTCTCCACCCTCTACGTCTTCGTAGGCTCTGTTCATTGTGGCCTGAACTTCTTTAATGAACTCGTCTAGTTGCTCTTTCTCAAAGATTTCAGCGATGCCATCGTATACTTCTGGACCAAAGCCAATTCCGTCGAAGTCCTCTCCGTCCTTGGTTTTGACGTCCATCTTGAACTTACGCGTCACGCTTTCGATAATCTGCGCAACTTTTTTCATCTTTGTGTGATGACGTCCGACCACCGCAAATGCACCAGAGTATGGACGTAGCGGCTCGTCATTCTTACGAGCGATGATTGCAGCTTCTTTCTTCGTGGTAGACATACCGCGAAGTTCTTTAGCGAAGTCAGACAGCCGTTCGGCGGCTCTATCTAGGTCTTTTTCCTCGTATGCCGCACGTGCTTCATAGAATGAATTGCTCATTTCAGTGAAGCGTATGCGTATTGCTTTGCCTTTGTTTGTTGTTGGCTCCACTGGGTTCATCACGCTTACGCGATCTGCTTGAACATCGTCGATAATTAGCTTTTGGAAAAGCGGGACAAAGTCTTGGTCGATAATCTCTTTGCCCTGTATCTTTTGCACAAAGTACTTAACCAAAGCTGTGACCTTTTCCCAAATGCTTTGGTCTGGCACAGATAGCATGTCGTACTTTTGCGTAATGAATAAGGCAAACTGGTTCGCAAAATACTCGTTAAAGTTTTCAGCAAAATTTGATGCGCCCATCATGACTTCGCCAGTCTTGGGGTCAACAACCGCTGGAGACTTTTCTATTATGTCTAAGGCGGCATCTTTGTAAAGAACGCCGTTCTCGTCATAAAACTTCTCGAAACTTTTTAAGAAGTCCAACTTGGTTTGCGTGTCTAAGGCGTTGACCCACATCCAGTGGCCCATCTCGTGTGCCAATACAAATTCTGGATTAAATCCTGTTTCGCCAGTAATGCTCTCATTTGCAAAGTTGACGTTCAACATTATGGCATTTGACTGTCCTCTATGGAACTTGCCTGTTGATGCCACAAAAGCATTAGTGTTTGTGGTTGGCACGAACTTTGGCGCATTGCCATCGTCTGGTATAACCGCACGCAAAAGCTTTTCAAAGTTTGCTTTTGCGTTTGCTGGCGCACTGTTCCAAGTAACATCTTTTACAAGGCGGATACTGTCTTCAAGATTTGTGCCGTTAAAGCGAATACCGTCAGGAGCGAATATGTCCTGAACTGCAAGAGCATTCTTCATGACTGCCGTGCGGTGAGCAAACGAAAGGTCTTTGTTTCTTACTTTTGCATTGCTTCCAAAGTTTTGACGCGCATCAAAAGGTAGATCGAACAAACTGCGGTTCAGGATGTGCAAATCATACACAGTCATTGTGTTGTTTTTGAACGCGTCCTTCATGCGTGCAGATACGTCCGCCACGTCGAGCGCAAGCTCTACACCTTCGCGCATCATCGCATCTAAGTCATTCAGTTCGATACGCATATCGCGAGCTTCTTGCTCTGACAATGGGTACTTAATGACTTCAACGTCTTTTTCTAGCGGATTTTCATATGGGTCGTTGCCCTCCCCAAATGGCTCAAAGTCAGCAAGTAACTTCTTGCGGTCTTTGGCTGTCATGTTCGGAGAAACGTACCCAAGATAATAGTCGTCTAGGTTTGCACGTGCGATGACTTGGCGTGGGTCTGTTTGCTTCGGTGATATTTTACGGAACCACGTGCCTTTTTTGCCAACCTCGCGTGGGATCATTGCAAAGATTTTGCCGTTGTCGCGTTCGCGTGGGATGTCAGGGATGTCGTCGCGCTTGACCTCGCCGCCCTGCTTTACGGTCTTCTCTGCTTTCTGTGCGGTTTGACCTGTTGCAGCGTCTACGGTCTCGATGTCTTTTTCTAAATCTTCTAGCGAGCCAGTCTTCTTAAACTTCTCGAACGCGCCATCACGAGCCTCGACTGCCTCCGTCGATGTCATTGGTTCTGGCTCTGCTTTGCTGACAGTTGTCTTTGCTGTCTTGCTGCCAACCTTCAGGCCCATGGCCTTCATAGCCATTTCTTCTGTTGCGTACACTTTGTCTAGGCGAGGGGAGTAGAAAACCGTCTCTCCCTTTGCTGCTTTACCTGCACGCTTGTTAACGCCTTTTTTACCGATGACAGTCTCACCGCCGACAGCACGATATGCGTATACATTGCGTGCTTTTGTGCCTTCTTTTTTTGCAAGCTCGCGAAGTATGTCTAGCGTCAGTCTTTGTTTCGGGAACCTATCTTTAGCGTTAATGACAGTGTATCCGTCACCAATTTCAAAACCTCTGCGTAAGAAGGATTGAGGCACAGACGTAACAATGCGCTCACCTGTCTTCTTGTCGAATGTTACAACTTCTGTTGTACCAGCAGTCTTAACGCCCTTTTCAAGCGCGTCTTGAGCTTTTGCTGTACTTCCAGCAGAACGCTTGGCTGTGGCGTCATCTGTTGATGCATCTACTGTAACCTTTGCTCCACCACTTGTGCGGCCCTCAATGGTTTTTGTTTCACCTTTAATGTCTGGTAATGTTTGCTCACGTTCTAAGAACTCACGGCGCATCTTCACGACTTCGTCAGCGTTAGCGACGTTGATGCCTCGACTGTCTGCGTCTGCGTGCATCCCTAGAAGTTGCTTTAGATAGCGGAAAACTTGACCGTCAATCTGGCCTTCTTCCAACATACCGCGAATGATGGCATCCATGTTGTCCAGAAACTCGCTTGAGCCTTTGGACATATCCATGATTTTCTCGTACTTGCGTACAGCCTCATCGAACGCGGCTGTGTTGCCGTCAGTGCTTTGTGCTGCGTCAGCTACATCTTCTTCTTGGGCGTTAGGTTGTTCTGGTAAAGCTTCGTCTACCTGTTGATCTGCCTCTGCTTCAACTTCTGGTTCGGATACTTCATCTGCTGCTTTTGCAGACTTTGTTAGTTTTGCGTAAGTATCACGATATAGCTTGCCGCCTTTTGTAACTTTAAGCGATCCATCGTTTACACGTCGCTGTATCTCTGCGTCTAGCTCGTCACCATCAAGACCTAGTTGCTCTCCAACTCTAGCTTTTTGTTCGTCGTTGACCCAGTCCCATTCGATAGTTTCTTCAGAAACATTTTGTGGCGCGTTACCGTTCGGCTCTAAATCTGTTTCAGAATTTCCGCTGTCATCGGCAGTGTCGGAAGCTACTTGCGTACTATCTTGAGTACTATCTTGCGTACTCTCTGGTTCTTGGTTCGGTTCTCCCTGGGAGGTTGTTTGACCAGTTTGCTCCTGGGGTGCCGTACCTTGCGTACTATCTGCTGGTTGCGTATCTGCCCGCTGCTGTAGTTGCACATCGCCGCTTGCGAACAGTTCGTCTGGCTCCATACTTAGAACTCTTGCCCGCTTTTGTGCTAGGGCGTCGAACTGCTGTTTAACTTGGGATGCGGCTGATGCGTTGCCGTTCGCTGTTTCGTCTTGGAAACGCTTGGCTAGATCATCTAGCTCAAGGTCCATGTTGTTGACGTACTGTTGAACAGCGGCAATATTTTGCTCGTCTATAGTAAGGTCTGCAAGTGCTGCCTGACCTGTGTCTATTTCGTTCTGGTCTGTAACGCCAGATAGAGATGCGCTAATCGCTTCGCGTTCACGAGTTATGTAGCCTTGCTCTTGTACCAGCATAGAGCCAAGACGTGTGTTGTCCCAATCGCCCAAGCTACCAACGCCCTTGGCGACTTCGCCTATGCCCAGCATTGAGCCGCCTTTAACAAGGAGACCAGCAGCTAAACCAGAAACGCCAGCGTCTATGATGCCAGCACCCGCCAAGCGTGCCACGTCGAAGTCTTCTGATACGCCTTGCGCAATCTCCATGCCTTGCTGCGCTGCATCAAACGCAAGTCCAGTGCCAGCACCGATTGCGGCTTCGCCCGCCGCCGCTTTGCGTACGCCTGCTTTCGTTGCTTCCTTGGCTGCTTGCTCTAGTGTCTTGCCTGCGAGCCTTGCCGCTTGGCCCGCTTTTACAGCCGCGCCACCAGCACCAACGCCAATAAGGTTGATTGGGTCAGCAACACCAGCAACACCGTAGTCGATTACTTTATCAAGTACGCCACCACGAGATGGTGCTTGCGCCCATAGCTTTGAAAGTCTGGATAGCTTTTCTCTACCGCTGTCACCACCTGTGGCAAACTCAACTGCATCGAGGCCCATAGATAAAGAGTTGACATCGCTCCAGCGTTTGTCTGTGTAGAACTTGTCCCACATCTCGCTGGTATTATTAAAGTATACCCCGTTGGCTGCGTAATAGTCGCGAACCTCGGCTATCGCATCTTGGTCAGATAGTAGCTCGTAGCCACTCTTAGAAAGATAGTCGGGTGTGTTATTGTCTTGTTGGTTGCGAAACGAACCACTAAGGATACTGCGTGCATTGTCAGCCATCGGGTACTCCATTTAACCTGATGGTCACAGATTAAACGGAGAGCCGACTTTTATCGTCCCTATTGACTACCTATTGCGTCACGTATTTGCTTCGCAACTTCTGCCACTTGTGCATCACGGCGACGTGCGGCTATGATGCCAGAGCCAAGCCCCATTCCAGCGTACACGCCAGCCGTACGATCTGTAGAGTTTACGATCTCGTTAGCTACGCGCATAATTTCAGCCTCGATAGCCTCTGGCGTGCTGTTTGCTTGGCTTAGTCCGATCTTGACTGCTGCGTCTTGTACCAGCGTGTCAGACTGCGAACCGTCGCCGTTGTTTTCTATGGCCTGCTCTTTAGATGCCATGATACGCTGCTGGATCGTGTTGTATTGTTGAGAAACAGTATTAAGCTGACCCTCTAGGTTAGATCGCAACTCTCTCACTTTTCCTATCTGTTCTCTGATCTTGCCAACTTGATCTATTGTATCTGGGCTTGCAAAGCCGCCTTTGTCTACAGACTGCAAGTAGCTTCTTTCTGTTGCTTCAAGGCGAGCAAGTGCTTGGTCGAGTTCGTACACCTCGTTGTAAATTGATATACGAGCATTCCAATGGTCGAGAATTGTTGGGTCACCAATGACGTTCTCAACAGGGATTTCCAAGATTTTCTGGTTTTGTATTGCAACAGAGTTGTCACCGTCAAATATCTTACCAAGCTCTTTCTCAATGCGAGAAACTTCGCTCTCGATTGTTGTGCTAAGTTGGTTAAGGTTGGCGATAGAAGGATCAACGCTGTCGAACATTTCAGTGTACAAGCCTTGACGGTTGTTCTTGAATTTCTCACGAAACTCTGTACGTCTGCCCGCTGGTATTTCTTCCAGATTATTTACGCCAAACTCGTCAAGCGTGTACTGGTACGCAACACTCTCAAGACCCTGAAGATTGTCACCAGCACTTGGTGACGACATTACCTCGTGAACTGCACGAGCGACGTCGCGTGGGTCTACAACATTTGAACCCATGAAGCCACTTGCGTTTTTAGCTCTGTCGATTGCGTCGATAAGAGTAGCCGCAACGTTTGGATCATTTACGTTGACCCCGTAAGTCGTGACAGCTTCGCCTACGGCTTTTCTTAACGCAGCCTCATATGCAGCCTTTGCAGCCTTGTTTTCTTTTTCATCCGCGCCAGCGTCAACTACTGTGGATGATGCTGCATCAAACGCGTTATTGATAACCTTCTGGTCTTTTTCATCCATAGAAAGGTTACGATTGCGTTCGTTCTCTGTACGCATCTTTTGGATGTTTTGTTCTTCAGCAGCGTCTAGCATTTGAACGCGGAACTTTTGGTTGTTCTCGACAATCTTTGCAATGTCAGCTTCTTCGATTGGACGCTCTATTTTATTTTGTTTGTACAGGCTGTCTACAAACTTACGCACTTCATCTTCTGAAACGATCTTGTTTTCACGCATGGCTGTTTCAGCCTGTTGCATGATTGCACTTATTTTAGCGTCTTCTTCTCTTGTCTTAACTGCAAGCCTTTCCGTCAGTAATGACTGGTTGTTCGCAATTATTGACTGCTTGTCTTCTGGCGTCAGGAATGGGTTGTTCTGCTCTGACTTCTCGATGACATTGTTGTACAGGTCTTCGTCGCCAGCATTGGCAGCATTTTTAAGCGTGTTCTCGAACTGTGTGGCTGCGTCTGTGCGCTTGGCTTTCACGATGCCATTAGCTTTTAGACGTGCAGTGCTTGTCATGCTTTCGTCAAAGCCTGAGAACAATCCTTCTACGTCGTTAGGGTTTGCGCCAGCTAGTTGCCATGTTGTGATGCGCTCACCCAAAATGCGATCAACTTCTGTCTGCGCTTTGTTCTTTGCCACGTTCTGTATATACGGTGCCATTTGGTCAGTAATCATACCGCCAAATTGTTCTGTCAGGAATGACATGCCTTCGTCAGCGTTGCCAGATAAGTAGTAAGGCGTAAGAAGTTCTGCGCCCTTTGACATGATTGTCATTTGGTCAAGCATGGCGCGTTGCTTCTTTTGCTGTTCTGCTTCCGCAAGTTCTTTTTGGCGACGATCTACGTTCGTCTTCATTGTCTCTTGCGTTGGCAGTATCGAACGGAAGTACTCGCTTCCGCCAGCTAGATCGGATGCGTACTTTTCTCGCTGATCGAGCGTGGCGTCTGGGTTGTTACGAACAAAGTCGTTGTACAACTGCGCGTTCTTCGCACGCTTATTCTCATGCCGTTCTTCTGCTTGGACATAGCCTTTGCGGAACGCACCAAATTCAAACATCTGTGTCTCCTAGACTTTTAGGCTCGATAGCCAATCACCTGCTCCGCCCATGTTAGAGCTTGCTATTTTTGCGTACTGGTTCGTTAAGTTTGTTAGTGCAGATAATGATGCTCCTGGGTTTATAGTGTTCGTCATACCACCTGCTGCGTACGTGTATGGAGACGTAGAGATTTGACCCACTTGTGTCAGGTAGTCGTTCGCAAGTGTGTTTTGAGCAGATGTAGCATTTAGACCTGTCAGGTAATCACTAATAGCTGTGTTGTTTCTCATGCCTTGCAATGCACCTAACTCACCGATAGCGACACCGCGCTGGGAGTTGATGTTGCTTGCAAAGTCTTGACCATACGCGCCACCAGTAAGTTCAATGTTTGCTTCTGTAGCTGCATTGTTAAGTACGTCTGCGAGTAGGTTACGCTGCATGTTACGTTCAGCGTTGGTCATGTTTTGCTGGTTAGATGCAGCATTTTGTAAGCCAGAGATATAATTCTGTGCGTCGCCTATCGCCGCCATTAGGTTTTGGCCTTCTTGCTCGGATGCAAGGTCAGCCATGGAGCGTGCCGCCTGCACCGCGAGCGTACTGTTCTCCAAGCCAGCAGGCAAAGAGGCAGTGACTTTTGATTGCTGTACTGCTAGAGCGCGGTCTGACATTTGCTTACGAAGTCCGTAGAACTTCATTGTCAGATCGTCTTGCAACTGTGCGTAGTCTAGCGTGTCGGGTGCAGTAGATTTGCCGTAACGGTCTGCTGCGTACACGTCTGTTTCCGAACCGCCGATGATGCCCTGCATGTAGTCGCGGTACGCATCTTCAAAGCCAGTTAAGCGTGCTTTGTCTTCTGCCGTCATTTGGTCGACGGTAAGTTTGTTACTCGCTTCTTCTGCTGCGCGTTGGTTAGCAAAGTATTCTGTAAATGCGTCGACGACGTCAGGTGTTACTTGTCCAAAGCTGCCGTAATCTGCGAGAAGGTTTTTTATGTTCTCACGAAGTACGTCACCGCCCTCTGTGTAGAGGGCGGATATTTGGTTTTGTCGGTCAATTTGGTCTTGTGTAAGACCTTCAAGGCTACCTGCGGCTGCGTTGGCATTTGTGACGCTGTCATAAATGCCGTATATGGACATAAGACCTTGAATGGTATCGCTGCTACCACCAAGCAGGTCCAGTATTTCATCCATGACTTATCTCCTAGAAGTTAATCGTAGTGCCAAATCCGCGACGTCTCTGCATACGCTGGTTGTCAGACATTGTACTAAATGCTCCACCGATTGGGACGTCGATGTAACGCCATTCGCCAGTGTCACGGTCTTTCACTAGACGGCGCATATAGACGCCGCTATCACCAGACATGAACGATGGTATTACAGCACCAGAGAAGTTCGGGTCTAGCGCAAAGCCGAAGGCATTCATAAACGCGGCTGGGTCGTAGTTCGCGCTGTTGAAGCTGCTCATATACTCTTCGATAAGAGCGATGATTTCAGCACGGCTCATGCCCGCTGTACTTTGACCTGTCGCACTTTCTAGGTTTTCAGCAAGGGTTTCAGTGTCGGTCTGGTAGCCATCTTCGTAGCCAATGATGTTTCCGTTTGCGTCGTAAATGACGCCATTGGAAATCGTAAAGCCAGTGTCAACGGTTCCTGTTGCTTCAGTTGTTGTAGTTCCATCTGAACCCGCTGGAACAAACTGACCTTGGTCATTGATTGAACCGATAACGTTACCATTTCCATCGACGACGTTACCGTTTCCATCTAGGAATGCACTTACTGTGCTGCCGTCGTTCATGCTGATGGTGACTGACTGCAAAGAGCCTTCCACAGTGGTCCCGTCGCTGCGTGTGAATGAGGTTCCATCCCACGTACCGATTTGGTTTCCATCTGCATCGAACACGTTTCCGTTCGCATCAACCGTACCAGTAACTATTGTTCCATCTGGGTACTGAACTGTAATGCTTTGGTTTCCAGCAGTTGCAGTATCACCGTCAGGTGTGGGGTCTGGCGTTGGATCGGGATTGGGGTCAGGGTTAGGATCAGGGTTAGGATCAGGGAATGGGTTGGATGTTGGGTCAGACGACGACACTGGGTCAGCCCCAGGTGTTGGGTCTGTGAACGGAGTTACTTCACTACTTGCGTCGTAGTCTGGCTCTGTAACAGAGGAAGTTGTACTTGTCGCTCCAGTATCGTCAACAACTGGCACACCGTTCACGTACTGCGTACCTTCAAACTCACCAGTAAATGGCGAACCTGTTGCGGTCTTTAGTATGTCTCCGTCTGTCATGTCGAAGAACGGTCCAGCAGTAAGGTCATCTACTGTAACGCCACTCGCACTTGCGATGCCTTCAAGTGTTGAGGTATCGGTTGTCGATGCTGTCGATACTTCGCCAGTGTCGGCGTCTACTGTAGACGTTAACTCGTTAACTGTAGTGCCAGAAGCGTTAGCTACCCCAGCAAGAGAAGACGTGTCTGTAATGTCGGTGTTAACGTCTGTGTTGGTCGTTGTAGTTGTCGTATCGCTGTCTGGTGCATTAGGGTTAGGCTCTAGCGTACCATTTGCGAAGATGAAATTTGGGTTATTTTTCAGAACCAAGTTTTGACCGTCGCTTTCGTAAAGACCCCCTTCAAGGATTTGTTTTACTGCGGCCTCACTCACGCCAGCATTTTCAGCTACTATCATGGTTTCCGTGACAGCTTCACTGGTGTCTGTCATTGGACTTGAACTAGGCGCAGGGTCGTCACTTGGATCAGGTGTAGGTGTTACGTTGTTTGTGTTTTCGTTGAAGAACGTTGTGCTTTCTGGAGACGCTGTACCTGTGACCAAAGAGTTTGTACTTGGCGCAGGTGTAAACGTCGACGGGTCGTTCATGTCGAAGTCAGGATATGGCGCAACATATGGCTCTGGAGATGGAGATGGTGCGGGCGCAGGCGCAGGGTTGAATGTTGGAGTTGGCGATGGGTCATCATCAGGCCAATCCCAAGCTGCTGGGTCTGCTGTTACTTCGCTACTTGCGTTCCAATTAGGGCTTGGGTCATCGTCAGGAAAGCTATAACTTGGCGTCGTATTGTTAAGAACGTCATCATTGAATACGTCAGAGTTGTCTGCTGGTTGGTTCCAAGTAGACTGGTCGTTAATGTCAAATGGTACGGGCGATGGTGACGGCGCAGGCGCAGGGCTGGGCGGATCGTCATTGCCTCCGCCCCCACCAGAAGGTGGGTCATCCCACACAACAGCTTGGCGTACAGAAAGTACGGGCATAAAAGGGTTAAGAAGGCTGAAGCGGTTCATTGCGTTTCCTTTCTGTACCATTTGTGTGGGCGCACTGACCCATTCAGCTTACGTCTGTTCGCAGTTGCGAACTTTACCTGCGGGTACTGTGTGGAGAGTGTCCGTCTTATGTGGTTCACAAACAAAAGCGTTTCTCTCTTCCCGCCGTGGCACATGAAGTGGACGATACGTATTTCTTCCCCATCGTTTTTGGAAAGTAATTCTGCACCCGTCCAATCATCTGCTTCTATCTCTTTCTCTGTGGCAAATGCCCAAACGCAAAAGCCAATAAGTTTTTTGTCCTTGACCCAAACCTTGTATCGGTTGAGGGCCAGAGCAGGGATCGTAACGTCGGCAAGGAAGTTGATGCTTTTAGATTTATAGTAGGGGTCACTTGCGTATAGCTGTGTGACCGCCCCGACCATCTCATTCCATTTGCCCAAGCGTTAGTAGCCCATCTTCTTTTTGACTACGTCGTCTAGGTTGTAGAACTCAAGCATACCTGTTTCTGGGTTGAATGAGCCTGCACCGCCAATGTCTGACAGTAGTTTAATTGTGAATGGCGATGCGTGGATAACCATGCTGTCACCGTTACGGCCTTGATCTGCGATCTTTCCGCCTATAGCAGCCGCTTCTTTTCGCTTCGCGATTGAAGTTCCTGTGTTCGGTCCGAAAACCTCGTTTGAAAAAGCCATGTCTTACTCCTGTTTCTTATCCGATAATCTACAACGATAGTTGTGGTTAAGTCGTCCCTTATGCTGAATTGACAAGCTGTGCAGCCGTTTGACCAACAACTGTTGTCACGCCAGCTTCAGAATACTCTGCTGTTGATGTCGCTGCGTCTCCGCTGCGACGTGCTATTTCGCGCTCGACTTCGTCTTTGCGCTCCATTGCCATGCGGTAGGATGATGAGCCGACCTCATACATTTCTAGTTCTTGATTGATGCTTGAAAGAAGCATTTGCAGGTCTGCTAGTTTGTAGCCTGAAAAGCGTTCGGCAGATGCCATTCGGCCCATAAAGCCTGCATCTACTTTTGTGTCTCCTGTTGCCTCTATATACGCAAGCATGTTCGCAATGTCGTTCATTGCGTTCTTTGCACCGTCTTGCGTACCTGCGTAAGTCGCCTCGACGTATCCCGTTTCGTCCGTACCTAAGATCACCGCAACGTTTCCGTCTTTTGTAAGGTAGGTGTGGATAGAGCCTTCAAGACTGTCAGATATTTCTGCTGGCATCATGGACATCATCTGGTCGATAGAGTTTGCAGCTTGCTCGGAGAAGGCAAATGCTTTTGCATCCTCCATAGAGTGTACGATTTGGAAGGGCTTTACGTTGCCAGTATAGCTTCCAGCTACGTCCGCTACGCCGCCTTTGTAGTCGTAGTTCAAGAACTGCATACCATCGGCGCGTGTGTTAAATCGGTTCTGGTTGTACTGGAAGTTGCCAACTACGTCTGAGTACGTTGAACCGTCGGCTGCTGTGTCGTCTGCTCCTTCAGCCGATGTTTCTTCTTGGCTTTGTGTATTGCTAGAAGAGCCACCACCGCCACCCCCAGTGATAGTAGTAGTGCTGCTGACAGATTTTGTTGCATTCTCGCCTCCATCTAATGGATTGTTAAAGACGCCGCCTCTTGTGAACATGCTACCATCTCCGTCTTTATCGAAGATGTTGTTGATTGCTTTTGCGCCTAAATACCCTACTGGATTGGAGACGAGAGCCGCGACATTTGCTATCGTCGAAAATGTGCTATCGCCTTGTACGAGAGCGTTTGTGCCGTAACTGTTGTTGTTGGCAGTTAGAAAGCTGCCATCGCCATCAGCATCAAGTGCATTCCAAATGTAACCACTGTCATTTTGAGAGGTAATGTTCATTTGTTGACCAAAGATGTTTTTGGTTGCACCAAATCTATCTGTGGTAGTCCACATTGATCCGTCGCCGTCACGGTCAAATGGGTTACGCTTTCTGTTCGCTTCTCGCTGGGCCTCGCTTAGTACGCCACGACCAGCAATGCCTGCTTCGCCGCCATTAGCCGCTTCAGAAACTCCAACAGTCTTACCTGTCTCTGGGTCTGTAGTAAGTAACGAACCGCTACCGTTACGCCAGTCATCGTCTGTATCGTTGTTGCCGCCGAAGGTGTTAGTTGTACCGTCTGTATTAGTTGTGGTTACACTTGAGCTAGAGTTACTTGTGTCTACTGCGTAGTCTGGATTGGCTTCATTCCAATCCGACCAGTCGAAGTCGTTAAACTCAAGGAGACCAGTGGCAGGGTTTCGCGTACCGTTGCCTACCTTCTTCAGTAGATCGACTTCTTCTGGTGTTACGTGAACAAGTTGCGTATCCCCAAACCGACCCATGTCAGAAAGGGCTTGCGCCATTGCACGCATTTGGACTGGGGATAGATCATTAGACATTCGTAATTACCGCCGCTAGTGTTACTTCGATGTCAGTAAGGTTGCTCGCTGATGAAACAGTGAAGCCGATCACCTTAGATGTTGTAGACGCGTTGATTGCGATTGAAGCTGTAAGGTTCGTTTCGTTTAGAGAAGAACTTACCGCTGCAACGTCACCTGCTGTGAAGCCGTCGATTGATAGCTGAATGTTGCACGATCCAGATGTACACTTCACTGCAATAGCGTCGATACGCACGTTCTGCTTAAATGCGCGAGTGATTGTGTAGTTGCCGTTTGAAATTGAACCTTCTTTTGCGAAGAAGTACGAGCGTGTCGCGAAGGTGTCTGGTAGCTGCGCAATTGGTAGCTTACCTGTAGCATCTAGGCCCGCAACACCATCGGCTGCGCCGATGTATGTTTTTGGAACGAGCGATGTAAAGTCAACGTTCGCAAATTCCAAGCCACCACCAGTAGAGTTAACACGAAGAAACTGTAGAGCGTTTGTTGTGGCGAATGCAGGGATACCTGTGTCTGGTGATGTTAGTAGCCAACCAGTACCATTGTAAAATTTTAGAACGTTTGGTGATGCACCTGTGTCGACCCACATGTCACCAGCATTTGCCGATATAGGCTCTGAAGAGCTAACGTAAACACGACCACGGTTTGCAAGAAGCGTAGACAATCCGCTGATTTTGTTTGTCGGTACTTGGTCGTCAGCAATCGCTAGTTTGTTGTATGGGATAAATCCATCTTCGTTTGTGTACTTGTCTTCAGTCATAAGGCCAGACACACGAACCTGCGAAGTGTCTTCTACGATGACGAAAGTCACAAGGTCGCCTGATGTGAGGGCAGATGTAAACGTGATTGTAGAGTTCGCAGGCTGTTGCGTGTAGTCGTTTGTACCGCCCTGACGTTGTAGAACACCGTTGCGGTAAACAAGAACCTTTTGGTCCTCGTTGTGTACGAAGGGGAACACGGCCTGTGATGTACCAGCGATAACGTCTTCTCGTACAAAGCCACTGTCATTTGCAGACTGGACTTTGTAGATCGTAACAAGGTCATCAGCTTGTGTAGCATCGTTCAAAGAAACTGTGTTTGCTATTGGATCGTTGCTGTAGTCATCTTCTGCAAGCAGTGCGCCGTTGAGGTAAATTACAATAGCGTCGGCTTCTTCGTGGATGTAAGTGAATGTTTGCGTACCTGTTGGGTACGCAATGTCTCCGTTGCCGTCTGCTTCGTTGATGACTAGATCAAGGCGGGCCGAGAACAGTGGCGCACCGATTGTACCCACGTCCGAACCAGCAGCACCGCGAATGTCTGCGATTGTTGCAAGTTCGCGCCAACCTGTTTCGCTGTCTGCGTACTCTCCAACTCGGTACTGTAGACCTTCTGTTGTATCGTTACGAAGTTCGACAGGAGCCTTCAAAATACCTTCTGCATCAAAAAGAACTTTAATTAGCTCTGCTAGTGTTTGGTCACCAACTTCAGCCGAGTTCAAATAGCGCACAATGTTTTCAATATCGGCACCGATGTTCCCGCTAGAAGTGTGGTTCCCAGGATATAAAACCTTTAGGCGTGCCATACTTATTTCTCCTTGTGCATCAAAAAGGCAAAGCTGATGATCGTGACTTCACTGTCGACGTCCTGATCGTCAGTTCTGAAACGGAGGCGGACCCCCCGAAATACGTGGTTAAAAGGAAACGAGAAGTCGTTGCGCAAGGGGCTGTCACCCCAGTGCGGATCGCCTTCAAGTTTATCTAGGTTGACCTCAAGCGAGGCCATCATTCTGTCTTGGTCGTCCAATGCTTCGATGTAGAAGCGGCCTTTCCCACTGGCTTGTACGAGAAGTGTGTGCGTACGCTTTGAACTTATGAAATCACCAAGCCATAGGACTGGCGTCTCCGCTACCATAGGTGAACGGCGAAGGTCTGCTAGACCTGTGTCTTGGTCAAACGTACGATCTGTACTCTCGTACACTCCGTCAGCGGTGCCAAACATCAGGCGTCCGCCCAAGAACGTCCCAGCGCGTGGTAGGAGGGTGTCGCCTAGTTGGAAGTTTACAAGTTCGTAACCAGCACGGAAGTTCATAGATAGACGCTGAGACTGCTGCCCTCCTGGTCTTGGGAAGAACACGTGGTAGGTTTGCGTATCAGGGTCGTACACCGCAGAGATTTGACGAGGGTCTGGGGTGGTCTTTACAAGCTCTTGGTACAGAGGCTCGATCTCGTCAGAGAGAGAGGCTTCCGCAATCGTAATGCCGTTCTGCTCTGAACGCATGATAGAGTGGATACCACGACGTGAGCAGAAGATAAGGTCAGAACCAGCGTTCACGATTGTATTGTGCGAGATGCAGCCAATACGCAAGTTAGCACGACTGTCTAGCTGCCATTGCTCGAAGTCAGGGTCAATGATGTAAACAAGGGTCTGGTCACGAGTGAAAACCGCAAGTCGGTTTGCCTCGAATGATCCAAGGCCGATGATCTCGTCGGCAGTACCGATAAGGTTAGAGATGTCGATAAAAGCTGCACGCGTCACTTCTTCTGTGATCGCTTCTTCCTCTAAGAAGATGTCAGGATTATCAACGCGGCTAAACTCTACAACGGTTGGTCGATCCTTGAAGCCAGAGACCGCAAGGCGACGCTGAATAGGTACACCAAATGCTGGCTTTATAGATGCAGTAGCATTGGAAAACTGGAAGCCGTCATATCTATACATGCGTGTGTCGTCACAGAAGATATGCACCTTACCTTGGAAGTTTGTCATCGAGACAATCGCGTCCTTTGGGAAAGCACTATCTACTCTATGACCGCGATCTGATGCGAGGTGAGTGTTTGCTGCATCTTCTTCAGCGTAGCAAACGCCCTCGCGGTTGTAAAAGCGAAGAGCCTTTACGGGGAAGCGGTTGGAGCCACTATGTAAAAAGAATTTTGGGTCGCGGATTAACTGACCGCGATAGTCAACGTAACAGTTATCTAGTAGCCAGAAGTTCTGTTCCTCTTGTGTCTCCATAGCTGCGATGTCACGCGAACGGTCAATGCCACGAAAACCGTAATAGGTCGTGGCATTACTGTTTATAGCTATGGGAGCGTAAGATAATCTTGCCATTATTTATATCGCTTATTACTGCCGCCGTCCTTGATATTGATTTCGAGCTTCTTGTTGCCGATGTCTCGTTCAAGGAGTGTGTCTGTAAGGTTAGCTTGGTATAGCTGCAAAAAGACCATGGCCTTCTCGCTGCCCTGCTGGATAAAGTAGTGGGCTGTCAGGCCGTCGATCATTACGAGGTCGTTGATTGGACGCCACTCTGTTGGGTCGTTGTAGTAATCAATATCGCCGTGCGTCCAGTATGGGTGTCTGCGTACTTCTTCGACTATCCTGTTCGCAAGCTCAATGAACATCATCATTACTTCGCCGTCGATGCGGGAAGGAGAATAGTTACCAGCCCTAGTCAGCGCGGAGCGCACCAAGTCTTCAAGCGGAGAGTAATTGTTTTTACCCGCCGCATAGGGCTTTTGTACGCTCTTCTGCTCTACCATTAGTCTTCCTCGTCATACTCTACGATACGTCCTGACCATACGTGGTGGTGCCTCTTAACCATGTCCAAAAGGTCCGATGGAACGCGCCAAGTTACGAATGCACGTTGAATGTCCCATGCGCCTTTGATCTTGATGTCGTCACCTATACGAATGTCGAATGCGCCGTTCTCTGGCTCTGACGAAATATACATTGTGTACGCAGGCTCGGCAGGCTTTGGTGCAGCCTTCTTAGGTGCCTCTTTACGTGTTGTTTTCTTTGGTGCTTCGTCCTCTACCCACGCTTCGTTTTCTGGTGTGCTTGGATCGTCAGCTATGAAATGTCCGTCTTTTGTGCGGGCGCGTTTACGTGCCATGTGAAGCTCCTTGTGTGTCCTACATTATTTATGAGGGTTCTGGGCTAAACTGTCGTCCCATAAGAAAAGGGCGGCACTGCCGCCCTTTAGGTTTTCAATCAAAGCTGGGCTTACGCTAGGTTTGTCCAGTTTTTGATGTATGTGTGTACTTTGTCTTGCATCAACTCTAGGCCGCACTCGGTCAAGTACTCGTGTTTGACGCTATCAGCGTCAGGAGACTGACGATCACGTAGAAGTTGCGTATCGCGGCCTTCCATGTGACGGTACTTCAAGTACGGGAAGTCGATGATGACAGCCGCGTTATCCATTCCTGGGATTTGGCGGAACTGTGGGTGTAGGTGGACCATCAAATCACCAGCAAATGTAGTGTATTGAGTTAGGTTCACGCCGTACGCACCTTCGACAGCAGTTGGTTGCCAACGGTCTTTACCCATCTTTTGTAGGTGACCTGCAACTTTTGCACCGCAGAACATGATTTTCTGCTTTGAGCCGAACGCAAATACGTCTTCGATCAATGCGCGGTCAAACTGGTCTTCAGTCATGGCATTAGACGCTGTTGAACGGTCAATCACGTTCGACATTGTGTTAATTAGACCACCAGTGTAGCGCAATGGCTGTGAAGTCGTACCGTTTGCTTCGTGCTTTTTACCAAAGAACATGGCACGCTCGATGTCTTGCATGTGCAATTTAAGAGCTTTTGTTGCCATCTCGTCTTCTTTGTCACCTGTGCGCAGGTTCGTTGCACGCAACGTTTCTGTCACAGTGAATGACGTACGGAAGATTTGTGTAAAGTTCGAAGCAACTGATGCGTCGAAGCTTACGCCTGTAGGTGAGTTCGCACCTTCTTCGTAAGCTGTACCAGCGATGAACAAACGATCACCGTCAGTAATGGTGTGTGACGTACCACCGATGTTACGCTCAACAGTCAAGCCAGTCGCACTGCTGTCAGCAGTAGCACGCATAACTTCGCCTGTTGCGGCGTTAACGATGATTGTACCAGACACAGCGAATAGGTTGTCGCCGCTTGCGCCAATTGTCACAGAAGTCGCTGTGGCAGTTGCCGCACCGTCTGCTGTCAATGCACGCTCTGGTAGTTCGTCGCGAAAGTTCTTAAATTCAGGGTCATCTGTGGCTTCCGAGGAAGTCATTGATAACAAAGCATTTAATGGAGCGTTACCGTTTGGTTCAAGTAGAGTAAACAACTCACGGTAGTTTTTGGGGCGAAAGTCCGTATCAAACTGACCTGTTCCCCGCAATCCTTGTAAAGCAGCCATAGCTGTTATCCTTTCTAAGCAAGGGGTTTCATTTTATGTGCGAGGTACGCCAGATAAGACGCGGAAATCACGTCGTCTTACTTTTGTCCCTATAGTGTTCGGTATAATGGAGCCGTAGCGCCTGCCGTACGCGAGTATTGTACGGCAGGCTGAATAGGTGTGTCGTCCCTATTTTCTGTTCAAGCGTCCTTGTTGCATCGCTTGTCCCATAGCACGCGCTGATAAGCGTGCCATGCTATCGTCTTTTACGTTAGCAGACTGACCAACTGCTGGCCCACGGTTAGGAGCCTGCATGAACGCTTGGCGTCGTTGCTGCATCTCTTGTAGACGTGCAAGCTCTGGGCCGTTCTTTGCGTTCTTGAAGTCTTGCATGACTTTGTTTGTTAAACCCTTGTCTGCAAAGTCTTCCGCTGTGTAGCCACGTTCACCAGCAAAAGCCATAAACAGTTTAGCGTCGGTGTCTGGAAGGCCGTTGGCCTGCTGTGCGCTGTCTAGGTTGTTTGAGATCGCTTGGCGTACCATGCCTGCTCTATCTTGACCTGCTTGTTGCGCAGCGTTTACGCCTGTCTGGGCGTTTTGCTTACTAGCTTGTAGGACTTGTGCCATTTGCGCTGTTTGCTGCTGTAACATACCACGCATACGCTGAAGTTCATCAAGACCTTCTCTATATCCTGGGGGAAGGCTGATTGCGTTATCGTCTTCGTACTTCTTGAACTCTGCCGCCATTCTTTCGGAAATGTTGGCGTTGCCGTTCTGGGGTTGCTGTGGTGCTGCCGTACCTGCTGGTTGTGGGTTTTGTGCGCGTCCCATCTTAGCGTTCTTTGTCATGGCTTGCGCTGCTGCGCCCATGAACTTAGCAACTTGCTCTGGCGTTGCGTTGCCTGCTTGCATCATCTTTTCCGCAAGCTCCATTACAGGCTTCATCTGTGCCTGCTTGTAGTTGAGGTCGCGATACCGTTCGAACGTGCCAGCAATTTGCTGTGGAGTAAGATCACGCTCGTTGTCGCCAATCTTTACTTTATATACCACTGGGTCTTGTGAAGACTTATCGCCTTCTGTTTTGGGCGATCCAGCTTCAGCAGCCTTCTCTTGCACTGTTGTAGGTGCTTCCTGTGGTTTAGGTGCGGGTGCAGGTGCTTGCGGAGCAGGTGCTTCTGCACCTAGTTGCTTTGCCGCAATACGTGCGACTTGATCCATTTCTTGTGGGTTTGCCATCAGTCTGTCCTTTCATTTCGGCCTTGGCGGAAATCTGTTGTTTCATCAAGTGAAAGATCGCCCTCCAACTTGTGGATAAGGCGAGCAGGTAAGTTTAACATTTGTTCAGCAGCCCATATTGCCCCTCGGTTGAAGTCCATCTCTTGCTGGGACATCTCTTTGGAGCGAGCCATTAAAAGAGCGAGTTGTAGTATCTCGTCCTTCATCACTTCGTTAACAGTGGCCCATCCGTTGCTTTCTGAAAGCTGGATAAGGGTTTTAATTTGTTGCTTTACGCTTTGCATTATCTGCCTGTTTCTTTGCAATGTCGTCCCTGAACTGGCCCCAGAAGACCAGACTGTTACGCGTACCCCACCAAACCGTCTTCGCTTTGTGCCGCATCAGGCTAGGGAAGACGACGGCAGTACCGCGTTCTGTTTTGACGTGCTTTGCGTTGGCTGCGTCGAGCCATAGGCCACCGCCACGGTATGAGCCTTTGGGAGAAAGCTCTATCGTGGCAGAGATAATTCTGTGGTGTCTGCTCATACCCACGTCCATGTGAGACTTGTAGTGTCCAAGGATAGGGTACTCTGTGAACTGCACATGTTCGAACCAGTTAACGGCAACCTTATGATGCTTCATGCCGATCTGAATGATTGCACGCTTTGCTTTGTTAAGTAATGCGTCCACCTTCGGATCGTCGTTTGGCTTTAGCCACGAAACAAGCGAACGGCGTGTGAGGCTTGGTATGCGCTTGTTCTCGTAGTTTCCGAACTTGGCTGTCTGCAAATTCATACGCCCGACGTCGATAAGCATATCGCACTCTTCGGGCGTAAATAGTTGGGGGATTATGTCTACTCTAGGTCTCAATGTGATCGTCCTGTTGAAGGTAAGGGAGGGGGATTACTTCTTTTTAATTGGCTTGCCTGCCATTACTGGAGAGCAACCTTTTTTCTTCAGTGTGTTCTTAGCCATCATGCTTTCCTTTTCTTCTTCGCTTTGTTCTTCTTGGAGTTTGGGAAGCCAGCCTTCATATTTGCGTACGCGCTGTCGCTAATCGTAGACTTGCTCTTGGAGCGTGACGTGCCAGCTTTCTTGCGCTTGTTGATATTACGATACAGGCTCATATGATTATCCTTGCGTACACGGGCAGTCTTTGTGCTGCATGTTGCCAGACTGCGTTTTCTTGCCGAGCTTTTTGACTTCTTTAGACGTCTTAGCCATCTGTCGATGTCCTTTCTGGTTAGCAGTTCCACGCTCTGCGTGACCAATAGTTTGCGGACATCTTGCTGCTCTTGCCCTTTATCCCACCGCTGCGTGCGCAGTAGGACTTCTTGCGAGCAGGTTGGTCTTTCTTGATGGACATGTTGGCATCACCGAAGCGAATGATCTTTTCCTTGCCACCCTCACAAGCTTTCACAACGAACTTTTTCCCTCCGCTTTTCTCGCGGCGAGGCTTGTTGCATGGCATGTCTTTCTTGCTGGCGCGTTTAGCTGGCATAGATCAATCCTTTTTAGGGATTATGCTCAATAATCTGAGGTTGGTCGTCCCTACTCGGAGCGTAGTCGTTGCCCTTTCCATCAGTAGAGAACTTGTCTTGATAGCCCTCTGCTGTCTTCAGGGTAGCGTTACAAGAAAATATTATGCGCTCTTTATCATCGTCGTGAGGTGATGTGTAATGCGGAACGAACGACGGGAATATAATCATCATTCCTTTACGTGGGCCTACATAAAAACTGTCAGTAAATAGACCAAAGCCATCTTCGTAGTTCATTGAATACGTTGGGTACATTGGGTTCTTAAATATTATTTCTCCTGTACCTTCTGTTGCATCACCGTAAAAAACACAGCTTAGATTAGCATTAGGATGTATGTGTTCAGGAACGTAGTGACCTTTGCCGTAAATCGTGGACCAAGAGTTTCCAATGTCAAAGCCAACTGGCTTTCGCGCAAACATGTTTAGGTATTTCTCAAACTGCGCAACAACTGCATGGTGTACAAAGTCAAACCTTTCATCATGCACAAGGTTGCTTGTTGCAAAGGACGTGTAGCCGTACTTGTCGTATTCGCTTCGGTCTTCTGCTAACTTTGCTTTGCGCCATGCAGCCGAAACAAGTCCACCGTGGTCGTCTTCATCCCTCAACTGACGCGAAAGATCGCAGAACTTGTCTGCGATCTCTACTCCGTTTGGGATTTCTTCTGCTAAGATTGGTGTTCCAAAAACGTCAATTACATTATCATACATCAGACCAGTCCACCCCTAGCGCGTTTTGGATTTTGCGGCACATAGTATCGCAATCTTCCGTCGCAAGGATGTAACCACCTCTATGAGAAAGACATACCTTTGTTAGCCACTCGTGTTCGGGAGGAGGCATGTCAGGTATTAAGGGAGCGCGTTCGGTCATGATACACGCAAATTGACTAACGTCTGCGTAGCATTGTTTGTTGTTAGGGTCAGTGTAAGAAATGATTTTCATGGTGCAGTTTTACTCCGTTGCTGCGTCTAATGTTGCCTGTTCTGTTGGTGAAAGAGGCATTGCTGGAATGTTGCTTTCATCCATTTCTTCAGGAAAGCTCGCGGGTAAATCCCGCAAGGCTTGTCTGTATGTGATCCATTCAGCACGAGCAGTGACAAATGCTGAGAATGATGCTGCGCCTTCTATGGCGCGAAGCATATCAACATCTGACTGCTGTAACTTTGCATCGCGTGTAGCGCGAAGTGTGTCTTCAAAAGCCATTTGTCACTCCTTAAGTCTGTCCATTTATTTCAATGCGCTCTGTGGTGTAAGTGTTCGGGAACGCACGTTGCGTACCACCCACTGCACCCCAGATGATCCGTACGCATCCTGGGCCACCACGACCACCTCCTGGGCTACCGTTGGAGCCTGATCCGCCGCCACCGCCGCCATGTAGTCCACCTGACGCACCGTAGTTGGTGTTCTCAAAATGCCCACGACCTGTGTATGGGTTTTCGCCCCAATCACCACGGGTGCCGCCCGATCCACCAGAACCGCCGTAGCGGTAGCCGTGTGAGCCGATGTTGGCATAGCTGTTGGTGTCGCTGCTGGGATCGCCAGAACCATATGAGTAGCCGAAGTCTGACGTGCCGCGTCCGTTTCCGTCTGCGCCTGTGCCTCCACCACCTGATCCACCCCAAGTGGATGAATAATCGCGACCATTGCGGCCTGCGCCGTTAGATGAACTCCCCCCGTTGCTGCCTCCTGATCCTACACCACGGTAACCGCCTGCGGCACCACCGTGACCATAGCTAGTTGACCAGCCAGAATAGTAAGCACCGTAGCTTCCATAAGTTGTGTTAGCAGCAGCAGAACCAGGATCTTTCATGTTGTTAAACTGTGGGTTACTTGAAAGAGTTAGGCTTGTTGGGTTGCTCGGTACGCTGTTTGAATTGGAGCGAGAACTTCCGATCCATCCATAAGGTGCGTTACGACCAGAATAGTGACCACCACCGTAGCCGATAACGATATACTCGTTATTGCTTTCACGCATTAGGAAGCTATCGCCGCTGTGGTATTGGCTTTGGCTACTGACGCGATAGCGAGGAACACCAACGGCAACAATAAAAGTCTCTCCTGGGGTGCATGTAATTGCGTTACAGTACGCGAGGCCACCGCCCCCACCGCCGTGGTTTGACCAGTTGTATGATCCTGGTGCGCCTGCTCCGATGGCAACTACTGAAAACTCTGTAACGCCGTTTGGAACAGTCCACTTATAAATTTGTTGGTAGCCGTTAGCACTTGTCCAAAAACTGCCTTGATAGTTAGTTCGCATTGCTGCTGTAGTGCCTGAAGCACTTGTACCAGCACCACCACTATCACTGTAACTAACAACCCCATTGTATGAAGACGTATAAGGCGTGTTTGAGCGTCCAGTGTTTGTGATGAAGTTCAATGCACCTTGGTTGATTTTGAAGTTGTGCCAGTAACTGCCATCTACGCGAGTAGGGTCTGAGTGGGTACGATAGTCGCCACCACTGTAATCACGATACGCATTCACTGGACCAAAATAGCGAGAGCCATAAGGGTCGCCGTAAGAAATGTTACCTGTAATTTGCTGATCGACAACGCCGTACTGACCAAGATCAACACGGATCGTTACAGTGTGAGCCTGTGATGCCGCTTCAATATCGCCAACATTCTCAACATAAACACGTCCGTCCGTTTCAATCTTTGGTGTTGCACCAGCAGCGAAACCAGTGTTCGCAGTGATGTAAAAGCCAACAGCTTCTGTCGCAGTAATAGCGGGTGTGAGGTATTGTTTGTCAGCTAGATTGCGGATAATTCGGTCTGCCGTAAATACAGTTGACGAGAAAGTAGGGGTCGTACCTTGGGGCCAAACTTCTACTTCGTAGTCGATGTAATTTACTGTCCAACCATTTTGTGAAACGCGATAACGGAACTTGTAGGTGCCAGCCTCTACTGCCGAATTGACCGTGCCACTAAAATATATATTACCAGTGTCAGTATTGGTGCTGTCAGTGTTGTTGTTTACGCTCAACCCAGTTGGAACAGTTGACCCAACGCCACTTGGTAGTTCGTCAGCCTCGGTAACAAGTATCGCGTCTACACTGACAGGTGCTTCAAAAGCGTGGTCCCAATAAACGCGAGAATTTGTTTGGGCGGTGTTATCGACAGAAAGACCCGCTTCCAGTGTTATTTTGATAGGCTTAAAAACGGCTTTCGTACCCGCATCATGCAGAACACCAGTGCCGCCGTTTTCAACAGCATTGTCTGAATATCGCATGAAGCGAACTACGTCACCTGATGCGCCACCACCTCCGCCACCGAAGGTGTACTCGCCACCAGTAATTTTCTTAGGTCTACGGATACGTGCCATGTGTCTTTATTCCTCGATGCCGTGGATACGAACGATGATGTCGTCCTGATCCGTTGTTACGATTACTTGTTCACCTTGCGATGCCATGATCGCTGTACGCTCCAAGATTTCGCCAGCAGCAATCTCAGATTTCTCGTACTTGTCAGCTTGTGGCAGTTCAAAGAAACGCTTTTCACGCATGTATAGTTCGCCGTTGAACATCAAGTCGTAACGGCGGTTCGCGTCACCATTTGCGTCGTTCCACAGTGTAGAGGTAACCAAAGCCGTGGCATCGTCATGTGGATCGGTTGTTTCTTCGTCCACGATTGAGAACGCCCAGCCCATGCCTGTGTGGTTAGGGCAGTAGGTGTAAAGCGTATCAGGCGCGTCAGAAGGCACAGTCCATTCGATGATCTTTGGTTGCGATGCATATGTCGCGTCCTCAAAGTGTGTCTCGTAGTCTGCCGCTGTTGTTACGACTTGCGCGTGATCCGATGTGGCTGTCGCGTCACCAACATAGTAAGTTACGCCGTCTTCATAGGCTGTGCCATTTGAGTGTGGACCACCTGCTGTTGTTGAGAACAGCATTGGATGGTTGTTGTTTGAAGAGCCTGTTTGGTGGAAGCGATATGTGCGCCCACGTACAAATGTCCATTCAGGTACTTTTGTAGTAAGCTGTCCGTCAACAAAACGGTTAGACCCGTCGACTGAAGATACGCCAACGTTCACTGGAACTTTTGCGTAGTGCTTGCTCTCGGTCCAAGTTACACCCAAGTCTGTTGTTGAATGCTTCTTGCCGCCAGCAACAACGATAACCAATGCGCTGCCTTCCGCACGGATGTCAACGACGTCCGCGTAAGCAACCCCTGTTGGGAAGTCGAATACGCTGTAGTTTGTTGTCGGGAATGGTTCTGCTGCTGTGTAAGCTGCGTACGCAACTTTGCCACCAGAGTACGCGATGAACAGATTACCCTCGTTGGCTGTTGAGCCTTCGATTGCTGCTGCACCGATCATATAACCAGATACGCCTGTGGGTGGTGACATTGAATTAGATGTAAACTCGTTCTGCGCTTCTGGGGTGGCGTCGTCAGAGATGTAGTTAAAGCCTGTTGACGTACCAACGATGAAACGCTCTTCAGCAGTCTTGACGCCAGCAATTTTAGAGATCGAACCTAGACCCCATGTAAACGCTGTGTTGTATGCCGCAGTAGTCGCACGGTAGTCCGCAATCGTGTTGACCAACGAACCTGATGAACCAGGAACACCCTGAACATACGCCATCGCAAACGCACCCTCTTGGCTGGTGGCCCACAAGATATTGTCCGTAGCGGTCATGCCGTAGTTCGACGCTGCTGTAGTAGCCGTTCCGCCAGAAGTTACATAATTTGTTAGAGTGTATACACCGCCGTCGTGTGGAGCGCGAATGTAAAGCTCTGCTCCATTGTAAAACGGCAGAGGGTTCCCAACGTTATCTGTGTCTGAAACGGCAAAGTGATAATCTGTACCGCCAATATCTGTAGCTGTTTGATATGTGAATATCTCTTTTGCCGCGATTGGGTTGGACGCAGTGTTCGCTGATGCTGGCTCGACAGGAGTTGTCTTCAACGCAGTCAGAAGCGTAGATGTGTTTGTACCGATCAAATCAAGAGTGTTTGATGTGTCAGCATCAACCCATGTTTTAGTATACATTGTAGGATTAAGATAATCCTCAAAGTCTTTTGTCTGGTACTCTTTGTCCGAAATAAAAACATTAACGTTAGCGTCGTTTGCGCCGTCGTTAAGAATGTTCAAGTTAAAGGTCGTGGTGCGGGAAGACGGAACTGTGTAAACAACTTCCGTATCGCGAGCATTTACGACCTTTTTTCCTAATAGTCCGTTAGCCATAGTTGTCCTCGTTTACGATTGTGATAGGAAATAAACCTTCAACGGTGACATCTGGTACGCGTTCAACGCGGACTGGATGCTCGTTTGCAGGCCGTTAAGAGCGTTCTGCTCGGTTGCTGAAGCTGTCTGAACAGCGTTCACCTGTACGGTGCCTTCTGATTGTACATCTACAATCTCTTGGTCACCCGCACCTTGGATACGCGAAAGCTGCGTATCACCTTCAGACGACACTGCCGATAGGTTGGCATTGCCGTTGAAAATTTCGATCATGCGAGCCAAGTACACCAAGTCGGCGTTAGGCGTCGCGTTGTCCAGAGATGTTAAGCGCGTGGATAGTTCGTCCGCTAACGCCTGCTGGTCTGCTACTGAAATATTGGGCATTACAGTGTACTCCCGTTAAATAGTTCGCCATGTAGCTGGGAAAGTAGAATGCCCTGCTGGATGACAGTAGGTGTCGTTTGGTACGCTTGGTTCATGTAAGTCTGGGCAAGGTCGCGTGCAGAAATAGCTGCGTCGCGTGCGCCTTCTGAAAGTTGTTGTGCAAGTTCGGCTGCATCTTCAGATGCTAGTGCTTCTGCCGCGCTCTCTTCTGCGTCTGTTCTTTTAAGCTCCATGTCTGCGAGTGCAGTAGTCTTGAAGTTCTCAAGGTCAGTGAAGAGTTGCGTGAAGGATGCAACCTCTTGGAACTCTGCGTCCGTACCGATACGAAGTTCCAATGTCTGTGTGTCGTTGGCATTTGTATAGCGAAACTCGAATGCGTCGATGTCGCCCGTAGCGTCGTCGAACAACTTGCCCATGAGGGCAGCAAGCGTAAGCCCACCTTTCTCGGCGTCTTCAAGGTATGTATCAAGAAGATGCGTTCCTGTGTTCTCGGAACGGAAATTAAGCTGTTCACTGGGGACGCGTGTGCGTGCCATTATTCATCCTTCTCTTTTGCGAGCTTTGCCAACTGTGCTACGCGGGTAGAGGACATTTCTAATATGTCTTCTGCATTTGTTACGCGGCCTGCCACGTCGCCCATATCGCGCTGTAGGCTTTCTCTTGTCCGTGATATTGCACCACGAAGTGCCTCTATGTCGTCCCGCATTGGCTTTAATTCTTCGTGAATGCGGGCCTCTATATATTCGCGTACTGTCGCATCAACTTGAGATGCCCAATGACGGCTACTGACGGGGTTTGGCATTAGGTGCCTCCTTCATTGGTACAAGGTTGCCCTTCTTAACTTCGTCTTCGATATTGCCTTGCGGCTGTACGGAAGCACCGCGCATCTTTTCGAGCAGCATCATTTGCTGCGATGGCGTTGGGCCTTCTTTGGATTGCTCTTTGGAAATCTTGAACTGGTCTAAGTCAGAAACGCCCATGCTGCGGATCGCTTCCTCGACGACTTTGCCAGAGTTGTACTCCATCGCCATGCCTGTCTCGTTAAGGATTTTAAGCATGTTGATCCAAGTTTCGGCGTTGCGTGTCGGTTCGAGTGGCAGTGTTCCGTCTACAACTAGGTAGTCGATGTCGCCTTGGATTTCTGGAAGGTTGAAGTCCAGATAACCATCCTTGACCTTGTCTGCGACGATAGAGGCACTGTCGCTCTCCGTGATACGGATAGAGCCTTCTGGGTCGAAGAAGTCTTGGATGTTCGCAACCATCATGCGTACCATTGGTCGGATGGAGGTTGACGAGATAACGCGGGATAGGACGCCTAGACGCTGAGAACCTAGCTGTGTTAACCGCTGGATTTCTGTGGCTGTCCGTATCCCGTCTGCCGTCGGCATACCCTGCTGGGCATCGGACGCGGCAGAAAGACGTTGCTTGAGGCCAGACATGGCTTCGATGTCTTGCCAATGGCCTCTCGTGACATCTGGCACTTGGGCTATGAATACGCCCTTTCCGACGTCGGCCCCAGGCATTGTTCGTACAAGCCCATGGGGGTTTCGGTCAATGAGGTCACCGATTGCAATTTGAGTGGGATCAACAAAGATAAGGTTTGATAGGGCTGCTTGTACGTTGTCGATACGTGAGCGAAGGAGCCACGTTGCGATGTCGTGCAAGGGGAGGAGCAAGTCGTACAAGGACTGGGAGTAGGTTTTGTGTGCGTCATGGTAAAGCCCGCCTATGGTTACTGGGAACTGGCGTCCGTAAGGGTTAAGTTGAAAACGTATTACAACGTTCTCGTCTAGGATCGTTACGCACAGCCAGACGTGGTCTAGCTGTGGCATGTTGATCTCGTATCCCGCCAAGCGTAGCCAACACTCGTCGACTACGCGGCTGTCGCCAAGGGTGAAGAAGGTGCCGCCGCTTTCGCGCTTGTTGCGCTCGGCGGGGTCAATGCTTAGTCCTCGTCCCGCTTCTTGGTGCCAACGGTGTCCGTCCCACCCACCAGCAGGAGGTGTGAGGCGGTTGCGGAGGGCTGGGTACTCCGTGAGCTTTGGGTACATTCCTGTTTGTACCAAGGCATCGAAGGAAGAGTAATCGGAGAAGATGATGTACTGCATCTTGTCCCAGTCCCCCCACTGGACACGGGGGTCATGGAATACGCGACGCGGGTCGAAGTTTGTGATTTCGTTTGTTCGGCTTTCAGCATTCCACGTAACTTTCGTGGGTGCGTATCCGTACCGAATACAGTCAAGAAGGTGTTGGGCAAGTCGAGCCTCCCCTGCTGTTCGACGCATCTGCTGGTGCAGAAGGCGTTCGATGATAGCCGATGATTTACGAGACTTGCGGTTAAGACCCTCCAACTGGAACATAGGGTTGCGGCCTGTGAGCGCAGCCATAAGGTACGTAAGTACTGTGTCAGCTATGGCTCGCGTATCCGCGATAACGGCCTTTTCGCGGAAAGAGGTTGCGTCAGGGCGGACGTACACATCGTGTGCGCGGTCTGCTTGGGTCCAATGATCGTATCGACGCGAAATGCGGTCATACGACATTTGCATCGCGGCCTTGACGTAATCTACGATACGTTGCTCTTGCTCCGCACTAAGGCGTGAAGATATGTCGTCGTAGTTCATAAGTGCTTCGGCGTGATCGGAAAGATCGACCACGATGCCGTCACCGTCAGGAACGTACTCTGCGCGATAGTGTGTAGTTGTCAACGTCATGGGTACTATTTACGCTCTTCTGATAGGTTTAGTCGTCCCTATTCACCCCATCCTCGCCACTGTCCCCCACTAAGGTCAGAGGTGTGAGCGAAGACGCTGTTCTTTTCGGACGGAAGGAAAGATGGTGGCTGATAATATTCGCCTGTTGCTGGGGTGCGGGCGAGGACATCGAGGCCAATAGAGAGGGCGTCGATCTGGTCATCGTGCGTACCAGAAGGGAATGATTGGCACTCGTTGTAAAATGCGTCCAGCCAGTTTGCTGTCTCTGGTAAGAATACTCGTCCCCCCTCAATTAAGGGCAGCACTGCGTTGAGACGTGAGACTTTGTCGGATGAAATTTTATACGGAATGACGGACACGCCGCTTTCCCGCTTGAGTTCTTGAATGAGTGACTGGCCTGATGCTTTGTCTTCTATATATATACCACGTAGGCCGCGTCCGCGCCACTGGTTGTTTAGCATAATCATCTTGCGCTTGAGTTCAGGGAACTCGAAACGTTCACGTACTAGGTCGACTATGTAGATGTCCCCGTTGGTGTCGAGGCCGCAGACAATCATTACAGAGTAGTCGCTGTCCTGTTTCGCTTTGAACGCGGTGTCGGCTGCGATGATTAGAGAGGTGAAACGTTCAGGCTTCATGTCTGATGGGTAAGTACGCCACCAGTGTTGGCGGATTAGGTTGCCGCCTTCGATGTAGGGGGTTTGCTGGTAGAGGGAGGCGAACTCTCTGGGGTTGAGGCGTTGTCTTCGTTCGAGTTCTTCGACGGGAAAGCGTTCGGGCCAGAGGGCTGTTCGCTCTGTCTTGCGGATGTATCGCTTGCTGGGGCTGATCTTCGACGCCTCGTTAGGAGCGAGGTAGCTAGGATCAGACGGATCAAGAGAACTTCGAGAAATCTTTCCGTGATCTCCTCGTACTGGTGCCTCGGAAATTGCTGGGAAATTGATATGAAGCCATCTTCCCTCTCGCCAGTCGTCGGTTTGCATGAGGCGTCCAGCAGGGTCGTCGGGGTGCCATCGGGTAAGTATGACAATCTGGGCGGGGGGTATATTATCAATGTCTGGTTGGAGACGGGTTGATAAAGCGGATACATAGTAATTCCAGATTTTATTTCTTTGTGTGGCACTCTCCGCATCCTCTCTTGACTTCAGCGGATCGTCTAGTAAAAGCAGATTTGCGGCGCGACCAGATGTTGTACCCCCTACACCGATAAAGTAGGCTGCTCCACCAGATGTGGTACGCCACTGGTCCACCGCACGACTATCCTGTGACATCTCAAAGTCTGGAAAGACTTGCGGAACTTGGGGTTCGTTGACTAGGTCGCGGACCTGTCTACCGAAGTCCGTTGCTAGTTGGCTGTTATATGACGTGGACATCATGAAGCGGTTGGGTTTCTTCGCCATGAAGTAGGCGGGGAAGATGACAGAGCCGTAGGTTGATTTGCCGTGACGTGGTGGCATGGTGATTAGTACGTTGCGTACGGGTACTTTGTCTGTTTTGCGTCGCTCTGCTTCCTCTAGGCCGAAGTGTGACGTGAGGGTGTTCTTCTCAAGGCGGTCAAGGGCGTCGATCATCTTTAGGTGAAAGTCGGGCAAGTCCCACTTTGGGTACATTAGCTTGACGAAGCCAAGGAAACTGTCTTCTGCGTTCTTTAATTTGAGTAGCTGACGTGCAGCCTGTTGCGGTGTGATGCTCATTTCTCTTCTTCTTCTACAACTTCGGCGTCGATGATGTCGTTTACGCCAGAAGCGATGGCTTCTAGCTGTGCGCGTGATAGTTTTTCTGGATCAGCGTCGATTGTGTGTTCGTGCTGTACGAATTGTGCGGTCAGATCGGGCATAACCTTGTTGAGCATGGTGGCGAATACGCGTGCTTGCGTGGGCGACCACCCTATTTCCCCCATGACTACCTTGTGAGCCTCACCAATCTGGCGTTCCACCTTGGAATAGAGGCCAGCACGCATGTTTGCGACCTGTAATGGCGTAAGTTTCTTGCCGTTTTGCGCTCCAATACGGCCTTTTGGGTTGTTTGGCATTGAGGTTGCTCCTGACGTTTTCAATTTTGCTCAGATTTCTCGGAGGGTCGGCAATGGCGATTGTCGAAAAACCAATCGGCGGGACGGTCCCCCCGCCCCCCATCGCCTGATCGGGCGAGATTTCGGCAGATTTCCCAAAAACCCCTTGTTTTACAAGGGTTTTTTGCCCCCTTGGAAGGGTCAATGGGCTTCCAACTACGTTGGAACGTTTCGGGTTGTGGTCCCTGCGCAGCGGAAAATCGGGGTTCGCATGTCATACCCGCAGGTTACGTGCTTGCGGGCGCACAGTCGTCCCGCACTCGCGACGAGACCCTATAGGGTCTCTGGATCAAAGAGGGTTGCCAGCTCTGCTTTGGAGCTTGGTCGGTGCCTGCTGCACAGGCGGTTCACACACAAGGAGTTTTCCAATGAACCTTTCACACACATCCCGCACAGAACTACGCGCACTCGTCAACATGGGCATGGTCGCGCCTGCACTCGCACACAAGGTCGCGATGGATCGCGTAGCGCGTTACCAAGCCAACCCAAAATACGCCAACAA